TTAATGGGTCAAATCTGGAAACAAAAACATGTTCCAGCAAACTGGGAAAGACTTCATAAGATGGTTGCATTGTTAAAAGATATCGGTGTTAAAATGCCATCTCTAAAAGGTAAATACATGGGATTAGACCCAGTAACAAAGAAAGCTATATTTTACAAAGAAGGTACAGATACTATTGTTGATTGGTACGAAGATATTGATGAAATCAAAGAAGAAATTGAAGAACTTGTTGAAAAACCAACCAAAGAACTTCCAGTTGCAGATGTAAAAAAGATTGCACAGATGACTAATAGAAATGACCATAATGGTTCTTTACTTCATCTTGCAAAAAAACTTGGAATGAAAGCACATATTGATGGTCTAAAACATATTATAGGTCTTCATAAAGCATTAGGACATATGCCACAAGGATTAATGGACATAAGGAAAAAAATATCTGATAGTCTTATGAGAACATCAAAAGCATATTACTCCAATCACGATGATATCTATAAATCTTTCTAGGAGTCAACATGCAGACTTTCATCGAAAGAAACTACAAGAAAGAATACGATAACTACCACTCTAGTCCAGAACAGAAAAAGAGAAGAGCAGGTAGAAATAAAGCACGAAGGTCTCTTAAAGACAATAAAGGTATTGTAGGTAAAGATGTCCATCATAAGGACAATAATCCACTTAACAACGATAAGAAAAATCTTTCAATCGTAACTCAAAAGTATAATAGAACTGAACCTAGATTAAGAGACGAGGAAAGAGAACCTCAAGACAAAGATATTAAAGATAAAAAAGGAACTCAACCAGCAAAGTATTTTAAAGGTCTTAAAAAATCTACTAAAGATAAAAGAGATGCACACTTTAAAAAGAATGATGGTAAAGGGTCATTTAAAGATGCACCAGGCGATAAAAAAGCAAGAGAAAAAGGTATGCCGAAATCCAAATACACCAAAGATTACAAAAAGATGTACGATGAAGTTGTAAACTTCACTGAGGGTGCATTAGAAGATAAATCTAAGAAGTCTGGTATATCAGTTGGAACATTAAGAAAAGTTTACAACAGAGGAATGGCTGCATGGAAAACAGGACATAGGCCAGGAACTACTCCACAGCAATGGGGACATGCAAGAGTAAATGCATTTATAGTTAAGAAGAAAAAAGGTAAGTTAAATCATGACCAAGACCTTGCACATGTTATACATCCAGACGATGATTTAATGAATGAAGCTCGTGCATTTCATGACTTTGGTGCAAATAGTCCAGCTGCAAATAACAAGATAAGAGATTTTGCAAATAAGGCTAAAAATTATAAAGATGCAATAAATAAAATAATAGATTTTGCAAGAGGTTCAACCACTGCAAGTAAAAAGTTTGCACAAGCAATTGGTGCTGGAAAGTTTACAGACTGGTCTCCAGACAAAGACATAGAACAAGAAGTTAAAGACTTTATCCAACAGAGAGATAGAGTTAAAAAAATGGGGCCTCGTGCAAATGACCCAGACCAAAATCTTTTTGTTCAAATTAAAAGTGCAGCTGATTTAAGAACAGGTTCTAACATCAAATTAGATGATGGTAAAACTATAAAATTAGACCAGAAGAATGCAAAACTTATAGTTGTTGCATTTGATAAAGTTAAACCACAAATGAAAAAACAATTACTTACACTATTAGGAAAGAATAAACAATCTCACATGAGAGTTCTTAGTGCAATTAAAAGGAGTATGACATAATGCCATTAGATAGGTCATCTGGAATAACTCAAAGTGGAACAATATCCATGAATGGTAGTGGTACTAAATCTACAGATGGAACTCATGCTGGTACAAACATAGCAAAAGAATTTTATAATAAAAATAGTTCTGATTCAATTGCAATGAGTGATTTGCATAGAGATGGTTCTACCAGTATTTCTGGTGGCCCAGTTACAGGTTCAGATATTAACATATCTCAAGGACTTCCAACTTCTGGTCAAATATCCATGAGTCAGTTTTATAAAACTAGTAATGCAGTAGACCCAACAGATTTATTAACAGAAACAGTGTATGGTAAAGCAAATCTGCAATCTGATAATGCTAATGGTGGTTATACATATGGTAGGGGTGGTTCAAATCAAGCATCAACTTCATTTGTTCAATACAGTACTTCAATGTCAAATGTTTTTACACTGGGTTTGACTGGTACAAGTGGTGGATTTTCAAGTGGTCTAAACTTTATGCAAGCAGGTTTTGATATGATGATTAGACCAACTTATACAAGAGGAAAAGTACAAACTAATATCCAAACATATCATTTAAGTTGGTTTGTAAAACCACATGGTACTTCTAGTACATATACACCTAATTCTGGTAGTAATTCTACAGTTAATACTTCTACTTGGACAGAAATTTATAGAATGGCTTGGCCTGGTAATCAAGGAGACTTTGATTCATCATTTACCTATGCACCTACTTTTATTAGATGGTCATTTGCAGAATATACTGTAAGTTCAATGGATAATATGTCTAGTACATGGTCTAATGATTCATGGGAGACAAATGGTGCCTCAGGCTATAATATGATACCTTCTGTACACAATGGTTCTACAACTTATACTTTTGGTGATGGTGATGGGCCATATAGTGCTACTGCTGCCTCAAGTTGGATAGGTAATACTCCTGGCGGGGGTAATGGAGTAGACAGAGGTGCAAGATTAACTTTTTCAAATTTATTTGAATGTGAAACTGGTGTTGCAAAGAAAAGATATGCAATGAATTTTATTCTTGAAGATGTTGCATCCTCACTTGATGGTTCAAACTATGCAAATACATCATTACAGAATGCTGGATTACATTCATTTACAAGTCCAACCTTTGTTTTTGAAGTTGGACTCACAAATTATCACTCTGGGACATGTAATATCGGGCCTTAATCTAATGAATATACAATTATCACATCAACAATACATTAAAGACTCAAATGGAGATATAGTTACTATAGTTTGTCGTGTCCAAGCATATTGGAATAATGATGAAAAAGTATACGATGAATTATTTGAGTGGAATCCACCATATGATAAAAGACTAAAAGAACTTCCAATATCTGCAAGAAATAAAGGTAGAAATGGTTTTGATGAAGATAAAATGAAATCTATAAATGAAGCAGACGAAATTGTTAACCTATGGGATAAATTAATTAGAGAAACATCAGATTATAGTAATCATTATATGCAGGCTTCTGTTAAAGTACAGGAAGAACCACAAGGAACTCCTCAAATTAAAATCACAAATTAATTGTCATAAATACTATCTGTTATGAATAGTTGTGGAGAATGTACATTATGCTGTAGGGTATTACCTTTTACCCATGAATTTGCAATGTTTGATAAGTATAATGAAAGACATAAATATGATATAATATATCCATTAGGTAAAAGTTGCAATAAAGTATGTTCCACAGGATGTTCCATCCATAATGATAAACCCAAAATTTGTAAAGAATTTAATTGTGACTATATATTACTAGACCTAGAAGAAAAATTTAAACCCATCAATTGTGGGTTCTTATGTAGACTAAAACTCAAAACTGATTTTGATATTGAAGGTGGAGATGAGATTTGGTTACATTTTGAAGGTAAAGAAACAAAACCAAAAGATTTTTATAAAGATAAAAAAGAACTTATTGATGAACTTATAAAAATAGTTTGGAAAGAATATGGAAAATTACCAGTTCTTATAATGAATGACATAGAAGCATCTGAAATAATATTATGATTTATTGGACATACCAACCAAAACTAAAACATCACTTGAATGAAAATCTTAGACATGAGATTTCAAAATTCCCAAAAGGTCAACAATCTCAAAAACAAGCATCAAGTCATTATGATGGATATAATCATCATAAATCATGGAATGTAAATTATCCTAAGTTTCAAATGAGAAGAGATTATGCATCATGGCATGATGCAACACAATCAACAGGATACATAAACTGGACAACACCATCCCTCGATGATAGTAATGACCAAAGATATAAGATAGTTTTCTGGGAAGGTGTAGCACCTTTACTAGAAAAGTTTGCAAGAGATGTTGCAGTAAGACCAGAATCAGAACTAAACTACCAAATCTTTGTAGATGTGATGTGGTTTCATCAAATGAATAAAGGTGATTATGATAACTGGCACAATCATTTTGGGTGTCAATGGATAGGTATATACTACATTGATTTACCAGAAGGTGAAGAAACAGAACTTATGGATTTTGAAGGAAATGTCTTTCAACCAGAAGTAAAAGAAGGAGACTTATTGATATTCCCATCTGGGTATCTTCATAAGTCACCACCTTGTAATGACAGAAAAACTATAGTTGCATTTAACTTTTCAGTTGCATCTAAATATAGTAAAGAAACAATTGAAAAGTTAATAGAAACACATCCTCAAAATTTTTTTGAAGATGTAAATGAAATTAGGAAATACCAAAAATGAATATACTGTTTATGGAAATGCAACATCAGAACCTTCCATTAATGAAAAAATTAGTTGAGGATGGTAACAATGTTTACACTACTCAATATTATGATAACCCAGAGTATTTAAAATATTTCGGTATTAAACCAGTAGATTTAGACATGAGAACTGCTCTTCATGATGGAGATATAGGTTCATTTGACTATGATGTTGGACTCCCAGTAGTACAAAAAGCAATAGAAGATTTCAAGTTAGATTTAATTTGGTGTTCTGCACCATCTCAAGGTCATTTATTAGATAAAATAGATTTTCCAACTATTAATACAAACGAACAATCAAGAAATCTTGAAACTAAAAAGTTATTTGCAAGAACTTTTGCAGAAGGTTGTGGAATAAAAACACCTAAAATTCTTGCACAAGGTGATAATCATCTTGATTTAGATACAAGTGAACTACCAAAACCATTTGTAATTAAACCTAAAAATGTATGGCATCAATCATGTATAGTTCATGACTCTGGTATGTGGGAAACTAAAAAGAAAGAATATGCTAATAGTCCAATAGAATACTATGTTGAAGAAATGATAAAAGGTCAAGAGACAAATATATCTTACATCATGTCAAAAGGTGAGTGGGCGTTTACATTTTCAGAATCATGTGATGAGTCATTAGCAAAAAGAATAGAATATAATAATCCACTTGCATGGTTTAGAAATACTACAATTGAACAAATGACACCAGAACTTGATAAAAGAGTTAGAGATAATGTAGTAGATTATTTAAATGAATCTGCAAAACTTGGTGGTACATATGAGGGTAGTATTACTCAAATGTTAGGAGAAGATGATGAATTATACTTCTTAGAAAACAATGTAAGACCATATACTCATAATTCATTCCCTATTCCATTTGGTGGTAATGAGTATCTAGATGCATTTCAAAACAATCCACATAAAATAGGAGATTGGTTTGAGGGTCGTAAATTTCCTAAATTAGTATTTCAATCGGAAACTATAACCCATCCAACACAAACACAAATAATACCTTATCCATTTCATTTACATAAAAAATACAATGTTGAAGTACCTACAGGATTGCATTATTCATCTAATGAAAACGAATTTATTTGTAATGCTGGTGCAATTGTTCTAGTATTTGAAGATGAAATTAATATGGATTTCGTGGAAGAATTAAAAAAAGAAACAAATTTAGTTCCATATTGGGGAAACTAAAATCTTAAAAGTTATAAATACAATAGTATAAACAAAAAGTTTCTCAAACAGGGAACTAACAATCGAGGAGATAATTATGTCTTTATGGGGTAATTCAGATGCAGATGAAGCCAAACCAAAATGGTTAACAGCTGCACAAAAAAAACTAACCTTTGCAGATGCAAGAGGTTGGGTATTCAAACAATCTGATAATCATCAAGAAGAAGTTCTCTGTGCAATTGGAGAACTAGCAACTTCTATAGGTCAAGCAGACATTACTAATATTACATGGGTAACTACTGCATTTGATAAATCAGCTGGTGGTACTTTAAGTGCAACAGTACTTTTTAATGAAAAGGTTACAGTAAGTGGAACACCACAATTATCAGTGACTAATGGAAACCAAGGCTCAGGTTCTGGTAGAGGCCCACATGTTCTTTCATATGCAAGTGGTTCATCAACCAACAAACTTACATTCAGTCTTGCAATCGGTGCTGCCAATGCAGCTACTAATGCAGATGATGTATTAAGTTTTGGTGCAAACCCACTAGCACTTAATGGTGGAACAATTGTTGATAAGTCAGAAGGTGGTAATGCAACTATTACTAGTGCAGCTTCAATAGGAACTGCAGCTGGTACAATTACAGTTGTTGCTTAATCGAGGATAAATCATGGTATATAGTATTAGAGGAACAGAGGCTGCATTAGGAACATCAACAGGTGCAGCTTCCAATTTTAGTCGTGCAATTTATGTTAGACTAGTAAACAGTGGTGCAGCTACAACAAGACACCTAGTAACACTAGAACAAGCAGATGGGACAGATATTGGAACTTTTTCAATTAGTGGTGGTGAAGAAATGGTAATAAAAAAAGACCCAACAGACCAAGTATTTGCAGCTAACGCTGCAGTATTGGGTGTTGCAGTAAGTGTAGGATGGTAAAAACTATGAAATCATTTAAAAAATATATAAAAGAATCATACAATGACATGTCATCAGATGTTAAGGGTCGTATTCCTACTGATGACTTGCATAGATTTTCATCGGATTCACGAGTTTTAGGTAAATTAAATACATGGATAGGTGATATTGCAGACAGAGAACATATGACTGTTGAAGCTGCAATGCAACAATTGTATAGAAAAGTAACTCAAATTGGTATTCAATTTGAACCTTCAATTACAGAAGATGAAGTTGGAGAAAATGGTTCAAAAGATATACCTATTTCACAATATGGTGGAAGAACAGGTAAAGACCTAGAAGGTAATGACATTAATGATAATTTTATTGATGCAAAAGGTTCAGATTTAAAATTAAATGTTGAATGGGAAAAACAACCAAACAACATGTTTAAAGTTTTTGCACAGGTTAAATAACTTTTCTAACATTGCACCTATATACTAGTATAATAACTAGGATATAAATTATGAAATTATTTGAGAAGTTGACAGACGAAAACTTCACCATGTTTGCAATGCAGTGTTATGATAACCCTCAGTGTACTTCTATGGAAGAATTTTTAGAAGACCTTAGAAGGTTTAGATATTTAAAAAGACTGTTAAGAAGATACTACAAAAATGGTGAACTAAGAGAACGATTAATTCTTAATCATCTCATAGTCATTTTCAACATATTTGGATTCGAAAATTCAGTTAAGATGTTAGAATTCAAAATAGACCTAGAGTACTGGCCTGTACTTAAAACTTGTTTAATTTATATGGATTATGTCCAAGAGGACTGGAAAACTATTGTTCCAGTAGATATGGAAGTAGCACAGGTATTAAGAGAACTATGACACAAGTTAAATTACAAGAAGGTGCAATGGGTGTAGTAGATACAGTCATAGTATTTCGTATTCTAAAGATGATGACCAGAAAGTGGGAAGAGATGGATGCATATAAATTCGGTCTCATAGATGCAAATGGTAAAAGAATTAAAACCAAAAAAGCAAAATCATCAGAAGAAAAAAATTCATTCACATTACTTCATAGATTAGTATTCAATTTAAAAAGAGTTCTTGAACTACTACCATTTGGTAGAACAAGACTTGCATCTTACGCTGCATCGTTAGCACTCCTCAAAGAACACTTCAATATAGATGGTGAACCATTAGAAAGACATTTCTATTCATATCTCAAAGAGAATGACATGGTACTTGACTTATTAGAAGGTCATGATAACCTAAATAATTTAGAGAAAGGTAAAGAATACGAACTGAGATTATCAGTCTGGAACGAAGAAGATGTTATAGGTCAAAGAGGTGACAGAGTTCAAGTTCTAGGAAAAACTGATAATGTTATGGGAGTTGATATATATAAAGCATATAACTTTGACCAAGATGAGTCAATGTTAATTACAGGACACGATGTTAAATGAAAAGATTTAAGGACATGTTTGAAGATGCACCAGTGAATGCAACTGGAGATGCAGTTGCAACCAATGAACCTATTGTTCGTAAAAAGAAAAAGAAAGAAGATTCATCTGGTAGAGAAATAGGAACACCAGAACTTCTAAAAAGATATATGGATGACACTCCAGGCCAATCAATAAAAGAAGCAAATGAAGTAGAAATGATATTACCTATGAGAGGTTTTATGCAAACTACTAGAAAACAAGTTTTTGATTGGGCCAAGAAAGCAGGTCTAAAACCTAAAAAAATTGGAACTGGTTCTAGTGAAAAGTTAGAGATAACTGGTACTGGTGACCAAATAAAAAAATTAATAAGTTATATCCCAGTAAAGAAGCCTGGAAAACAGAGAAGTTTCGAAGATACAGGTGAACATCCACCTCATGTAAAAGACAAAGAAAAAGAAAAGAAAAAAGTTGTACTTAAAGGTTCACTTGCATCTGTACATGAAGCAAGACTTATGACAGATGGTAAATTAGTTACTACTGTAGATGCTGTTTTAGGTTCAATCTTAAAGAAACTTAAATCTGAAATGGGTAAAAGATACAAGAAAGATAAAAAAGATGGTATGGCATATATCAATTCTATTGCAAAAATGGTAGGAATGACTGCAACAGATAAGGGTCAACAAAAAGGTAAACTATTCTTAAGATTGGGTGAAGATTTAGAAGAAGGACTTTGGGATAATATCAGAAAGAAAAGAGCTCGTGGTGAAAAGATGAGAAAGAAAGGTGAAAAAGGAGCTCCCACCCAAGACCAAATCAAAAGAGCTCAAGAAGAATGTTGTGCAGAATGTTTAGGTCATTATGACCATATGATTACAGAAGCAGAGTATCAAGGTAAGAAAGTAACTCTAAATGACCCTATAAGGACATCAGAGAACCCCAACAAAAAGTTTAAAGTATATGTTAAGGGTGAGAGTGGTAAAGTTGTGGTAGTTCGATTTGGAGACCCTAAGATGGGTATAAATCGTGATAACCCAGAAAGAAGAAAGTCATTTAGAGCAAGACATAATTGTGCAGACCCAGGCCCTAAATGGAAAGCAAGATATTGGTCATGTTACCAGTGGAGAGCAAGTGCAAAAGTGGACAACTAAGATTTGGGAATGGATTAAAACTGCCTTTTGGTGGTTCATAGATTTATTCAGAACTAGATATGAGGTCACTGTATCCTTTAATAAGGAATGGGGTGATGCAGATGACAGAACTTATATTGCTAAAAAACTTCACAAACAACAAGAAAAACATCTTAAGTTTACAAATGACGATAATGAGGTGATTGAGTATAGAAGTGCTGCGGGGTTGAACTATATAATAAAGGAGTTATAATGATAGAAAAAATATTAGCAGATAGATTAAATGTAGATATATCTACAATCACAGATGAGTCACATATTGTTGATGACTTAAATGCAGATTCGTTATCAGTAGTTGAAGTAATTATGGACATTGAGTCCAGTTATGATATTGAAATGCCAGATGAAGATGCAGAAAACTTATTTACAGTTGCAGAAATCAAACAATGGATTGAGGATAATACATAATGCAACAGATGTTAATAGGAATTATATTGGTTTTAGGATTTGGTGGGTTTTATCTTTACCAACAGAATCAAGTATTATCTGCAAACAACCTTGCACTTGAAGGTGCAGTTCAAGAACAACAACAGGCGATGGATGCAATGAGAGAATCCTTTGAGAGACAGGGTAAAGCATTGAATCAAATGGCATCTAAGAATGCACAGATTGAAGCAGAAATGAATTCATACTTAGACATTTTTAGAAGACATAATTTAAACCAACTTGCAGTTGCAAAGCCAGGAATGATTGAAAAAAGAATCAATGATTCAACAATGCAAGTATTTGAGAGTATAGAAAATGATAGCAAAGAATTGGACTCGTTGGACGACCCTACTTCTGATATCAACCCTAACAATTAGTGGTTGTTCCTTATTACCAAATAAGAAAGTAGAGATTGTTTCCAAACCATTAGAAATAGATATAATGCAACCTACAATGCCGAGGAACATTGATTTGAAAGAACCAAAGTTCTATGTTGTAAGCGAAGCAAAAATAGCCAACCCATGTAACAAAAACGAAGAAGGTAAAAGACCTAGAACTAAACAAGAAGATGGTAGTTGGGTGTGCGATTTAGGTAAAGAAAACCCAGATTGGCCAGAAAATTATAGTTATCTGGATAGATTCATGGATGACATGAAGAAAATGAATAATGGAGATGTAGTCTTTGTTGCATTCTCAGTCAGTGATTACGAACTTATGTCATATAACATGCAAGAACTACGAAGGTACATTAGAGAAGTACAAGAGGTTGTAGTTTATTACAGAAATGTAACTATCAAAAATCCAGATGGAACTACATCAGAAGGACAGGCTGCAGTCGTCACAAAAAATTAAAACCAATGTCTAATTATTCGTAAGAGAGAACGAATAAACCCTTGACAAATCCCAAAAATATAGTATTATAAGTATATGTCTTTGTGGATTGATAAGAAATATCTAAAATTGGTGTCCTCACGATTGAGGAATGGTAAATGGAAAGATGATAAGGTCTTTAACCATTCTTGTACCTATTGTGGAGATAGTTCTAAGAATGAATTAAAAGCAAGAGGTTATCACTTTCAACATAAGGATACTTATGTCTATAAGTGTCATAATTGTGGTCATTCTACTAATATAGGTATCTTTTTAAAAGACCACGATGACATGTTGTATAAACAATGGGTCATGGAAAAGTTTGGTAAAAAGAACGACACCAGACCAGTTGCACAACAGAACATTACCTTTGAACCACCAAAGTTTAAATCTAATCCACTTGCAAAATATCCAAAAGCAGTGGAGAGTAAATTATGTGTTGATTATTTAGAATCAAGAGAGATTCCAAAAAAATGGTGGAAAGATTTCTATTTTGTTAGACAATCTCAAAGTCTAAGTTCTATAAATTATAAGTATAATAAGAGAGTTTTAGGTAACGACCCAAGACTAGTTTTACCCTTCTATGATAGACAAAATAATCTAATAGGAATTACAGGTAGAGCATTAAATGATTCACAACTGAGATATTTAACATTACGATTCGATGAAGAAAAACCACTTATTTTCAATCTCGACAAAGTTGATTTCAACAAACCTCTTTATGTTGTTGAAGGGCCCATTGACTCTTTATTTTTGGACAACTGCATTGCAGTCGCAGGTTCAGACTTCTCTAAGGTAACATCTGAAATTAGTAAGAGTAATTCAACTCTTATTTTTGACAATGAACCTAGAAATGTAGAAATCATCAAGAAGATGAAGTCTATGGGTGAACTTGGATATAAAGTTTGTGTTTGGCCAGAAACGATAGAAGAAAAAGATATCAACGATATGGTACTCAATCGGATACCAGATATTATTGATGTGATTAATAATAATACTATGCAAGGATTATCATTAACCCTTGCAATTAACAACTGGAGTAAAGTATAGTGAATGGTAATGGATTAAGTATTATAAAAAGGGATGGGTCAAAAGAAAAACTAAATCTCGATAAGATTCACAAAATGGTTGAAGCTGCATGTAAAGGTATCAATGGAGTTTCAGCATCACAAGTAGAAATGAGTTCAAATCTATCATTTTATGATGGGATGTCTACTCAAGAAATACAAGACACATTAGTAAAAACATCATCTGATTTGATATCTTTGGAAGCACCAAACTATCAATATGTTGCATCAAGATTATTATTGTTTGCAATTCGTAAAGATGTATTTAATACTAAGTGGAAAGACAGTAAAATATATCCACCATTAAAAGATATAGTAGATAGAAATATCAAACATGGTGTTTATGATGAAAAATTAAAAGGTTATTATGATGATAAAGAATGGGATAAACTAAACTCATATCTTAATCATAATCGAGACATGTTGTTTGCTTACGCAGGTCTCAGACAAGTGGTGGACAAATATCTAGTGCAAGATAGGTCTTCTGGAAAGTTATATGAAACACCACAATTTATGTATATGTTAATAAGTGCAGTTCTGTTTAAGGACTATCCAGAAGAAACGAGGTTAGAATATGTTAAAAAATATTATGATGCAATTTCACAATTTAAGATTTCCATCCCTACACCAATTATGGCAGGGGTTAGGACACCTCTTAGACAATTTGCTAGTTGTGTTTTGGTTGATACTGATGACTCTCTTCCAAGTATTTTCTCTAGTGACATGGCTATTGGTAGGTATGTTGCACAGAGGGCTGGAATTGGTATTAATGCTGGTAGAATTCGTGGAATTAATTCTAAGATTAGGGGCGGAGAAGTCCAGCACACTGGAGTTATCCCTTTTCTCAAGAAATTTGAATCCACAGTCAGATGTTGTACACAAAATGGTGTTAGGGGTGGGTCAGCTACTGTCCATTTTCCAATCTGGCACCAAGAGATTGAAGACATTATTGTCCTCAAAAACAATAAAGGGACAGAAGATAATAGAGTCAGAAAGTTAGATTATTCTATTCAATTATCTAAATTATTTTATGAACGATTTATCAAAGACGAAGATATTAGTTTGTTCTCTCCTCACGATGTGCCTGACCTCTACGATGCATTTGGAAAAGCAGAGTTTGATGAACTATACGAAAAGTACGAGAGAGCATATTCAATCCCTAAAAAGAAAATAAGTGCTAGAACACTGTTTATGGACTTACTCAAAGAAAGAGCAGAAACAGGAAGAATTTATATACAAAACATTGACCATAGTAATAGTCATAGTTCCTTCTTAGATAAGGTAAGTATGTCAAACCTATGTCAAGAGATTACATTACCTACAAAACCCATTAGTCATCCAGACGATGAAGATGGAGAAATTGCACTTTGTATTTTATCTGCAATTAATGTAGGTTCAATTAAGTTAGAAGAACTTTCAGAACTTTGTGAATTATCAGTTCGTGGATTAGATGAATTAATTGATTATCAAAAATATCCAGTTAAGGCTGCAGAGATATCAACCAAAGCAAGAAGAAGTTTAGGAATAGGATACATTGGTCTTGCACATTATCTTGCAAAGAACAAAGTTAAATATGGTGAAGAAAAAGCATATGAGTTGGTTCATGAACTTACAGAAAAGTTTCAATATCATTTACTAAGAGCATCAACACAACTTGCATCAGAGAAAGGTGCATGTGAATGGTATGACAGAACAAAGTATTCCAAAGGATTATTACCTATTGATACTTATAAAAAAGAGGTTGATGAAATTACTCCACATAAATTAACAGAAGAATGGGAAAAGTTAAGAACAGTAATTAAAGTACATGGACTAAGACATTCAACACTATCTGCACAAATGCCATCAGAAAGTTCCTCAGTGGTTTCTAATGAAACAAATGGAATAGAACCACCAAGAGATTATCTTTCTATTAAGAAATCAAAGAAAGGCCCATTAAAACAGATAGTTCCATCATATCAAATGTTACAAAACTTTTATACACTTTTGTGGGATATGAAAGACAACGATGGATATATAAAAGTAGTATCTGTAATGCAAAAGTTTTTTGACCAAGGCATAAGTGGTAATTGGTCTTACAATCCAGAAAATTATGAAAACAATGAAGTTCCCTTGTCAGTTATGGCAGGAGACCTTTTGAAGACTTATAAATATGGGTGGAAGACATCATATTACCAAAATACATATGATATGAAAACAGATGAGGTTGTCGAATTAAAAGATGAACCACTTCCTCAAGGGGAAGATATAGAAGATGAGGATTGTGAGGCATGCGCCATTTAAAATTTGCAAGAAGAAGTAAAGAAGAAAATCAAAAAAGAAAAGTAGATAAGTCTAAGTTTTACGATAAATATAAACAAAAGATTAAAGATAGTTACATAGACTACAATTCAGATGCAAGAATTGAAATCTTTAATCCAGATACAGACCATCCAGAGGATGCACCAGAGATAACCAAAGAAGGGTATCAATTTGCAAAGAATAGATTTTATATTGCAAGAAACTTTTTTAATAAAGACCATATTGAATGGACTTCTCATATGTTTAAGTTTCAAGAAAGAAGGAAACAATACTATAGAGAAGAACATATCATAGGTGATAACTTTGACGATAAAGGTAAAGGATTAGATACTTGGGTTAGTAAAGGAATGCCATTTCCTAACTATGGAGAAACTATTCTCCTAATGTATCAACAAAAGATAGAAGATTTGTTTGGTATCAGATTAGTTCCAACATACTCATATGGAAGAACTTACGATAGACATTCTAGACTACTAAGTCACACTGATAGACCATCATGTGAATTTAGTGCAACTTTCCCTATCTCATATAATACTGATGATAAGAAGCCATGGACTATTTGGGTCAGAAATGATATGAATTATTGTTCTATGGCAAATGATGAATCATGGGAATTATCAATGGGGAGTCCTTTTGATGAAAGAGAAAATTGTATTCCAGTAAAACTAGAGCCTGGTGATGCAATGTTTTATCAAGGTAGTAATGTAATTCACTGGAGAGAAAGACTTGCTGGTGAATCTGCAAGACAAATCTTTATACACTATCTTCATAAAGATGGGCCTATCTATAGAGATTTCCCTCAACTTGCATATGATGGTAGACCATCAATATATCATGGAGTAGGAAGTAAAACAGGAAGAGCATGGGAAGATGCAAATTCATTTATACAAGGTAAAAAGAATTATTGGAGATATGGGAATTCTGCATTGACAGACCCTATTACAGGTAAAGTATGTGCAAAAGGACACGAGAAACATGAGTAAAGTATTTAATAGAAACAAAGTAAATTTTTTAAAGAATCCAATCTTCTTTGGAGAGGAACTTAATACCCAACGATATGACGATTTTAAATATCCGATTTTCGACAAACTCACACAAAGACAATTGGGTTACTTCTGGAGACCAGAAGAAGTTTCTCTTCAAAAAGATAGGAACGATTACAATGAACTAAGTAAAGCACACAAACATATCTTTACTAGTAATCTAAAGTATCAAACACTTTTAGATTCAGTTCAAGGTAGAGGGCCTGCAACTGCACTACTACCATTTTGTACTCTTCCAGAGTTAGAAGGATGTATTATCACATGGGACTTTATGGAAACTATCCATAGTCGTTCATACACTTATATGATAAAGAATCTATATCCAGACCCAACAAAAGTATTTGATACAATTCTTGATGATGAAAAGATTATTGCAAGAGCAGAATCAGTTACAAAAAGATATGATGAATTCATTGACTATGCACAAAGATATAGTTTAGGTTACGAAAAAGATGAATACGAACTCAAGAAAAGATTATATCTTGCACTTATAAGTATCAACATACTTGAAGGTCTTCGTTTCTTTGTATCATTTGCATGTACTTTTGCATTTGGTGAAATGAAAAAGATGGAAGGTTCTGCAAAGATTATCAGTTTGATTGCAAGAGACGAAGCACAACATCTTGCAATCACTCAACACATCCTTAAATGTTATCAGAATCAAGAGAAAGATAAAGTTATGACTAAGGTAATGAAAGATTGTGAACCAGATGTTTATCAAATGTATGAAGAAGCTGTTGCAGAAGAAAAAGACTGGGCAGAATACTTATTCATGCATGGTAGTATGCTAGGTTTATCTACAACATTATTAAGTCATTATGTTGAATACATTGCAAACAGAAGACTTCGTGCAATTGGTTTAAATCCAATCTACGACATTTCTAGTAGAACTAACCCATTGCCATGGACTCAACACTGGTTGACCTCTAGAGGACAACAGAATGCACCACAGGAGACAGAAATAGAGTCTTATGTCATTGGTGGTATTAAACAAGATATTAAAGAAGATACTTTCAAGGGATTTGAACTGTGAACGAATTAGGTATGACAATGATAGGTGTATTTGTAATCTTTGCATTCTTTACACTAAAAATATATCCCAATCTAGAATACTCTGGAGTTGGTGGTGGTCATTCATGTACAGGTGAATGTTATGAAGAGTATGTTAGAGTCAATGGAACAACTGTAGAGATACTTAAAGCAAAACAAGAACTTGCAAATGCAGATGAATTCAGTGATATCAGAAGTCTATGGAGTGGTTGTGCAGCTTGTCATGGTGCAGAAGGTCAAGGTATGGCAGTCTTCCCTAAACTTGCTGGTCAATCTCAAGACTATATTGTAGATAGACTCAATGCATATAAGAACAGAGAAACAGTAGGTGGGATGAGTTCCACCATGTGGGCCCAAGCAGGTATGTTATCTGATGCAGATATAAATATGTTGGGTAAATTTATTGAGGTAGAACTAAAATGATAGAAATATATTCAAAACCATCATGTCCTTATTGTGTAAAAGCAAAAAACTTATGTGAACAACAAGGATATGAGTATAAGTATTATATGTTGGACGAAGATTTTACTAGAGAAGAACTCTTTGAAATATTTCCAACTGCAAGAACATTTCCACAAATAAAAATTGATGGAGAGTCAATTGGTGGATATGACCAACTAGATAAATGGCATAATACAGATTGGAACAATAAATAAAGGAGAAGCAGTCATGCAAGACCCAGAATTTGTGCAGAGTTTTTACTGCATGGAATGTGGTGGAGAAGGTGACATTGAACACGAAATGGGAGATGGATACGAAGTTAAATTTTGTCCATTTTGTGGTTCAGAACTAAAACTAGAAGACGAATTTGACATAAATGAAGAATTAGACTTCGACTAAACAATTTATTATATTATGAAACCACAAAGTGCAAAAGCAAAAGGTAGAAACTTACAAAAGTGGACTCGTGAGAGACTCATAGAAGAATTGGATATTCATCCAGAAGACATCAAGTCTACTTCAATGGGTGCTGGTGGTGAAGATGTCATCATGGCAAGAGCTGCACGAGAAAAATTCCCATACTCAATCGAGTGTAAAAACCAAGAAAAACTAAACATTTGGTCAGCATATGACCAAGCAGAATCTAATTCTGGAAACTACGAACCCCTTGTAGTCATTAAAAGAAATAGACAAAAACCTCTGGTCGTTCTAGATGCAGAGTATTTCATGAAACTCCATAAAAATTAAATTTGACACATAGGTACACCTTTTGATATACTAGTATAGTAAGAAAAAAGGAGTAAAATATGAGTAATTTAGTAAACGACACTGCAAAAAATATGATTGCAGATGATGTTTTTGCCATCTATGATAATGGTGGTGTATGGGCAGTTATTAAAACGATAACTGATTTGTTTGGTGCAGACAAGGTTCTGTATTCAAAAGATGATGATGACCACATCGACACTCTAATTTATTTAATGTGTAAATCAACTGGAGTAGTAGCATGATAATTAAAGATTATGAAGTTTGTTCTCCAGACATGGTGTCTGGTGGAACTTCCCTTAAGGGATATAAAACTACAACCTATTCAAGGTTGTGTGAAGTGTTGGGGCCACCAACATTTATGAATGCAGACCCAAATGAAAAAGTTTCATGTGAGTGGGTTATTGATGCAAAATGGTACGATGCAAATGATATCAATGAGATAGATAGGGATGATTGGGAATATGAAACAGTCACCATCTATGCATGGAAGTATGGAAGAATTCCTACAGAAGATTGTTCATGGAATATTGGTGGTACTTCTTATAATGCTACTGATGTTATTGACATGATTGTTGATAACTACAATCAGAATGGTGAAAATTGGAATGGTGAAAGGGATTATTCTTAGTGGTAGTGATTTATTGTGAAGGCCCTCGTGGTGGTCAACTCAAAGACGAAGAACAAATTATAAATTATGTTGATGTTGCATGTCAAGTATTAGAGATTACAAATGCAGAGATTGATGTTGTAGTCTATAATAATTTTCCAAAAGATTATCATGATTGGTTAGGATGTTGTTATGGAAACCTAGATGATGGAATTGTAATTGAACTAACAAGAGACCAAGAAGATATATATCAAACTCTTGCACATGAAATGATTCATGTTAAACAATTCCTCAATGGTGAATATCCATATGAACGAGAAGCAAAAGCATTTGAAAAACAATTACACGAAAAGGTAAGTAAAATATGTACACATATTTAAAAGAAATAACAGACTGGAGTGATTGCAGTTGCAATGTCCCAAATCATACTTACATATTCAATGAAAAGAATCTGAATGTAGGTTACATTAAAACAGGAACAAAGGAAGAAATCTTTTACAAGAAACCTTCTAAGTTGTTTTCTAAATCAAGAAGGAGATTTATAAAACTTGACAGATAGGTACAAGTTATAGTAGAATACAATTATGACAAATAATATTACAAATGGTTTCAAAACACAAGAGTGGAAAGATACCAGAATAAAAGAAATCAATGCAATGGGTTACAAGTGTGATGATTCACATCCATGCTTTGATGAAGTCATGTCAATTTACGACAGTAATGCAGAAACTTATAAAGAGTTTCTACAAGACTTCAAGAATTAACAGTTACGAAGAGACTACAACATAGCAGTTGTATATTGGATTATTCCAAAAGGTGCTGATGATTAGGGTTTGCTCTCTCCTTCCCCATCATCGTAGTCTCTTCACCTTTTTAACGAGAGAATAACAACAAGGAAAATGAGAAGTTTAAGAAAAACAACAATAGCCCCAAGTAGAAAGTCTAGTAGTATTGGACATGGTGGTAGAGGTAGAAGAACAAAAATATCTATGTCTACAATGAACAAATCAAAAAAGAGGTCTCATAAAAAATATAAGGGACAAGGAAGATGAGTCAACCCCAACAACAACAAAGAACAAGATTCGTAAAAGATAATAAGGAGTGGAAAAAATTTGAAAAAGAACTTAAAAGACAAGTTGCTGAGTCTCAAAGAAAAAGCAAAGAAACAGTCTAGTAGTTTTACTAAACATGAATTAGAAAACTCCACAAGGATTTCTAAATCTGCAACACCAAAGTATACCATTGACTGGTATGTTAAGTGGATTGCATCCTCATTTGTATTGGGTGCAATGTCATTACGAGGTATTCCAGAGTATCAAGAAACAGATTTGATATTTTCAATTATTGGAGTATCTTTATGGTTGTGGGTATCAGTTATTTGGAGAGATAGGGCATTGATTCTTTTGAATGGTGCTGGTCTTTTATTTTTAGTAAGGAATTTATTAGAATTATGGGTACAATAAATTTAGGTAACAGTCTTAGGTATGACATGACAGGTCGTAAAAGAAAGACTAAGAGTTTAAAAACAAAGAAAAAGTGTCATACTATGTCATACGAACCTTTGAAAACTAATAGTACTCAAAGTAACAGAATAAAAGAAATAGAAGAACATAGGAAGAAGTATCCTTCTTATAAATCAAAAGTAGACTATACACCTCAAAAAGATGTATCTTGGAAACAGGAAGAGTCTAAGAAGTTCACAGTTGCACCAGCATATAACAAGGGTGCATATCAAGTAATACCAAGAAAGGAAGTAGAATGGATTGGGAAATAATGAACACTATCTTTGCTGTCGTCATTACTATCATCGCAGGTGTCTTTGCATATATGTCAAGTGTAATAGTATCTGAACAGAAGAAAAGACGACCATATGATAAATATGATGTTAAATATAGTGACAAAGATAACACTTAAAAACCAAATTATTATAAGTAATTAACATGGGTAAGAGAAAACAAAAATCTCTTGATGAAATCTATTATGGTAGTGAACCTCATAAAGAGGATACCAGAGACAAATCTAGATGTCTCAATTGGTATAACTACATGAGTGATAATAAGTCATGTGGTGAATGGTTGTCATTATGGATGTCAGAACAAGGGTACGAAGAGAAATACTGGAAAGGTATCAAAAGACTTTCCTATGTTCCTAGAACTGCAGCTGCACTTGCAAGAATGCAAAGTAGAAGTGTACCTTGTGTTTTTGAAGACAATCTTCTAGACCCAAAATCAACTGCATTTATAAAAGAACATGTAGACAAATGTTGTAAGGACATTGACTCACTCAAAGAACTCAAAGCAGAAGAAAAGAAAAAGAACCCAACAAAATCTATTCAACAAAGAATTTTAGAAAAGTCTTGGGACTATGCTGGAGAGATAGAAGGACAATTAGATGAGTGGATAGATAATCCTAAACATAAGTTTGATACCTTTGCATATCTAACAGAAGAACAAGTCTCTGGCCCAGTTGCAATTCAAGTTGGTAATCAATTCCATTTAATGCAAAAGGAATTAGAGGAAGCATTAACAGGTGATTGTCCACAACTTAAAGAAGCATACTCATATCTTAATAAGAAGGGACTAAAAGACTTTCATAAGTTTGTAAGTGATATCATTAATAATTGTGATAAGTATGCAGAAGGTCAAAAGAAACAGAGAAAGAAAAGAAGGAAAAAAGTTTATTCTGCAACAGAACAAACAAAGAACCTAAACTACAAGATAACAGATACAGAGTATCACATTACATCACTTAACCCAGAGAACATCGTGGGTGCAATGCAACTATGGACATTCAATACTAAGACCAAAGAGATTACTCAATTCGTTGCAGAGGATAGAATGGGTCTTGCAGTAAAAGGAACAACTATCCAAAAGTTTAACAAACTATCTTCTATGAAAAAAATAGGAAATAAAACAGAACATTTCCTTGACAGAATCCAAGAAGGTGGTAAAATAGTATTAAGTAAAGTATTAGATGAAGTAAATACAAAATCATCTAAACCTACAGGAAGAATAAACGAACACACTATATTATTGAGAACTGAATGATTTTAATTGACCTAACACAGGTTCTAATTGCATCTCTCATGGCACAGACCAGAGGTGGAAGTGAACCCATTGATGAACCCCTAGTAAGACATATTGCATTGAAGTCCCTTGCAATGTATCGTAAGAAGTATAACAAGACTTATGGAGAGTTAGTCCTTGCAGATGACTCTATGCATGTTTGGAGAAAAGACATATATCCATACTACAAAGCAAATCGTAAGAAAGGAAGAGACTCAGACTCAAAAGACTGGGGTCTCATATTCGATTGCATAAGTGTCATTAGACAAGAATTAAAAGAAAATTTCCCTTATAAATATATAAACATATCAAGATGTGAAGCAGATGATATCATAGGAACTCTATGTGAGAAATATGGTAATACTGAAAACATCATGATTGTTAGTGGAGATAAAGACTTTCAACAACTTCAAAGATATAGTAAAGTAAAACAATACTCACCTATAACTAAGAAGAACATAAAACTAACACAGGAACAATCAGAAGAGTATCTTGTTGACCACATTATAAGTGGTGATACTGGTGATGGTATTCCTAATGTTCTATCTCAAGACGATTGTTTTGTCGAGGGTATTAGACAAAGACCCCTATCTAAAAAGAAAAGGGAGATTATCAAAGACCCATTAGTTGCAAATGATGATGAGATAGATAGAAACTTACAAAGGAATAGGAGTCTTATTGACTTGACCTATATACCTAATGAGTATAAAAATCAAATCCTTCATGAATTTGATAATGTAAAAGTTGCATCCAGAGGTGGATTACTTAACTACTTTATTAAAAACAGATTGATGGATTTAGAAGAAAGTATCGGAGACTTTTAATTATGGCAGAAAAAAGAGGAAGAGGGAGACCTAAAGGTTCTCTCAATAAGAAAACTCTAGAGACATTAGACACAAGTTCTAATGGAATCAAAGAAGAAGATATTGGTGTTGATGCAAATGGTTCACCAGTAATTGAATCTCTAGGTGAAACACAGAAAACAGTTCTGAAAGGGCCTGTTGAAGAAAAACCTAAGTGGACACCAAGAAAACTTCCAAGAAATCCAAGTGTTGTAGAAATACTTGCATTAGTAGAAGAAACTAAAGGTAAACAAGCAAAGGTTGATATTCTAAAAGAATATGTTGGTAGGAACGATGTTAAATATGCAATGAAAGCTGCATTTGACGAAAGAGTTCAGTTTACTTTACCAGAAGGATTACCTTCTAATGTTGTTATTGGAGACCCAGACACCCCAGAAGGTGCAATGGATATGGCACCAGAAAGATTCATTCGTGTATTTAAAAGAATGCAGTATTGGGTTAAAGGTGGACTTGCAAATAGTACAAGTAAATCATCAAAACAAGAAGAGATATTCTTAAACACTTTAAGGTCACTAGAAAAATCTGAAGCAGAGTTCTTACTTGCAATTAAAGATAAGACTATGCCATTCAAATCAGTGACAAAAGAAATTGCAGAATTAGCAGGTTTTGACCTCACTCCAAAGTAAGTATTGATATAAATACTACTATGGAAAAGTCAATAAACAAATTGGGATTAACTGATGAAGAAAGAGCAATAACTTATACTGATAATGGTGTAAGTAGAATTGCAGAAGTTCGTCATTATGACCCAGTAATGGGATTGTTAAAAATTATAGACCCTATGAGTGGAGACATTCATGAAATGATTTACAATCATGATTTTAACAAATGGTTCAAGCCAGGTACAGATATTGTTTGTACTTGGAACTCAGAAGAACCAGTAGTAAAACAGGTTGATGGATGGAGTGGTTCTATTCCAACAACAGTAAAAAGATTTCCATCTAATCCTTTAGATTAGTTGGACAAAATATTATGGAGATATTATGGAAAATGTAGAATCAGTTGATTTGATGCAAACTCAAATTTTGGGTTTGAAAGAGTTGGCACAAATGGTTGCAGTTATTGATACAGCTGCAAGTCGTGGAACTTTTAAAGCAGAGGAGTTCTCAACAATCGGAAGATTAAGAGAAATCATAATTGCAGAAAGTCAAACACAAGCACAACTCAGACAACAGGCTGCACAACAACCAGTTCAAGAAGAAATGACTCTTGATGGTGGTAAAACAGAAAGTAACGAAACTGTTGAACCAGTTGTTGATGCAAGAGAAAAACTTAAAAGAAGTAAAGGTAAGAAGTAATGAGTAATTTCGATTTTGGTTTCACAGCTGTAGACCAAGATGAACTCACAACTAAAACTGGAGAATCTGCAGCTCTTAATGAGAAGATTGCAGAAGACCTTAAGAAAGTTGCAGAGTCATCTAAGGGTGCAGTAAATTCAAAACAAATAGATAATCTAGATAGTAAAGTAGATGTACTTACTAAATTGGTATCTAGTGCATTGGATGAGTTGGATGAAGCAAAAACATCTATGGGTAGTTCTACAGATGTTGCAGTATCAAAATTGAAATCAAATCTTGCAGATGCAGAAGAACTCATATTACCACTTTTGCATAAACTCATGGAAAATGAGGACAAAGAGTATATTTACTGGCCTAACAGAAAAGCAATTATTACTCAACAAATTGAAAGGGTTAAAAAAGTAACAAGAGGATAACATGGCAAACGATGCACAATCACAAACTATTCCATCTTGGGTAGCAGACGACTCTTTTGAAGTTCAATCAAAAGTAACTTATACAATCAACAGTGGTCATCCTTCACCATGCTCTTCAACACAATTTAAAACATTCTGGAAAGGATTGTATGATAATGTTGTAGTTAGAAGTGGTAAGATACAAGATAACACTCACATGGATACCATGTATTTGATTGATAATCAACGAGGTCATCATGGTGAATCAAATATTCCATCTGGAATAAATGTTACAGGTGAGACAAATGTTGATGGTGGATTGATGGTTGTATATCCAGTCACAAAGGGTAAAGACACCTCTGATTCAGTTAATATAGATTGGGATGGTGTTTGTTGGATAGGAAACTCTGGTTTAGATGTTTACTCTCATCCTTTTGTATTTAAAAATGGAAGTACAGTTGTTTCATCCACAGATGATTTTGATACAGTAGAAAAAACTACTTCATGGAAGAATGCATCTGATTACAAAAAATCATTTACTAATGAATACAACCCAGATGCAACTACATCAAGAAGACAGTCTTTATATATGGCTCATGAGGTTAATTCAGAATCAGACCAAGTATCACCAGACGAACATGAAATAGTTTTAAGATGTGGTGCAAGAGGTGAAACCTTTCCTATGGTACACATCCATGCAAATGACTATGTTGTATCTGGTGCTGGAATGAAATATAAAACAGAATTTTTAAAAGGTTCATCAAATGCAGATGTAGTATCATCAGAAAAATGGTTGGTTACAAATGGTTATGGAAGAGTATCTAAACAAGGAACATGGGTTACTCATACTGCTAAAGTCATAGGAAGTCCAAGACTATTTAAAGACTGTTACAATTTTACAGGTGGTTCAAGGGTTGCAACGACTCTTCAAGACATCGATAGTGGTGTATTCGGATTACCAACAGGACATCCATTCATAGAAAATAATGATTGGAAACAGGGTGAAATAGATTATTCAATAGACCATTACAATGATACACCAGCAGAAGTAGATAATCCACCATATTTTTCAAAAGATGATGTGAAAACAGATGGTGTACAAATGGTGGCGACAAATAAACAACTCAAGTTGCAAGGTTAATGTCAGACAAGGAACATATCCTAAAACTCCAGAGAGGAGATATTGCTCTTATCATTAACAATGATGATGGGTGGTATTCCAAAATGGCAATTGCATTTGCAGATGACCATGATAACCCAGTTCAAATCAATTCAGATTGGTTATCATTATATAAAGCAACAACACACTTGTCTATGATATGTGATACATATTTAAGAAGTAGACAAAACTTAATTCAAGAAGATGGTCAAGATATTATATCAGAACAAGAATGGAATGCAGATATGTTAGACCCTTATGTGTTAAAAGATTACTTAACAGACTTAGGGTATTCCACACCACCAGAACTTCAAAAAGAAGTAGAAGAATTTGAAAATGATAAGGAAGAAAAGCAGAAATCTATGGGAAATGTAATCCCACTTTTTCCAAACAAAACACTTGATTCATAAGTACATATTTTGGTATAATGTGTTTAATATTTTATAATATGATAAGGATATATAATGAACCAGCATGGTAAAAAACCAAGTCCCTATGATATAACTCCGCAAGAATTATTCTATGCAGAGTTAGGGCGTGAAATTTCTGCATATGCAGAAAACAATAAAACAACATCACTACGATTCAGTAGAAAAATCTTTGAAAAAGATAGGAAAGGTAATCCAGAGGATGATGTATGGAATCATATGTTATCTGCATCTGATAAACTTACTAGGATTGGAACTTTATGGGGGCCTCAAGACACCTCATGTTTGAGTGAAAAAGAAAAAGTAATTGTTCGAGCACAGTTAAGAAAGAGAGACAATGACAGAAAAAGAATTGAAAGAAGAAAACAAAGTTCTTAGACAGAATGTAAATGATTTAGAAAAACAGTTACATGATGCATACATAAGAATAATGACCCTAGTAGCTAATAGTGAATTAACAAAATTAAAAAATGAAAAGTAAACATATTGATATAATGGGTGATGAAATCTATTTGATAGATGATGTTGTCCCAGACAACATAGTTCAGAATTGGATGTTTGATGTAATCAATCATGGTTCATTTATTCAAGGGTTCTTAGCATATGGTGGTAATCCACCATCAATAGTAATGGATAGAAGTGGAGACCCAGAGTTTCAAAAACAATTAAGAGAAAGTGGTGGATTTAGTCCATTCATAACTGGAACATATGAAAAGAGTTCGTGGTATATGAATGTATCAAGAAGTGCAGAAGATTTTTCAAATGCAGCTAAAAGAGCATATAAAGAAGGTGACTATGATAAAGAAACTATGGAGAAGTATGGTGAACATATGGAAATACAATCAGAATACTTTTCTCACCATCCAAAGATACATTCACTTGTAGATGATGCATGGGATAAGTTTCATCCACACTTCGAAGAAACATTAGGTGTCAAGTTAAAACCATATAACAATTGTTATATTCATGCATTTCAACATGGAGATAGTACTTGGGCTCATCAAGACTACATGGACTACAGTGCAATTGTTTATTTTAATTTACCAGAGTTCTGGGATTTAAGAAAGTGGGGTGGAGAAACTCTATTCTTTAATGACGATGTAGATTTTGTTCGTGCTACTACAGCACCAAAAGGTGGTAGTGCAGTTGTATTTCGTGGAGATATATTTCACAAAGTTGCATCAGTAAGTTGGGAAGCTCGAACACCTAGATACGCTGCAACATATTTTTTTGATAAAGATGATTGAAATTATTGAACAAGCATTTGACCCAGCACCATTCTATGAAGATTTCATAGAGAACTATGAATTCGTTAGAAAGATGCAAGGAAATAGTGATGATGACAGTGAAATTAGAACATGGGGTAAACCTTTATTGTTTGCACCTCATGGTATTAAACCAAAAGAAAACATAGAAGAAGGTTGGAAACCACTATGGGAAATCATCAAACCTCAGATAGAAGCATTTACAGGACATGTCAAAGACCCAGAAATTGCATATATTAATCTATTTCAACATGGAGACAATTCTCAGATACATCGTGATTGGGCAGATTATACTGCAATATGTTATATGAACCCAAATTGGAATTATAATTTAGGTGGTGAAACTATGTTTTATGATGGTGATAAACCAAAATGTACATGTGTATTACCAATAGGTGGTAATGTAGTAATCTTTGATGGTCAAATAGACCACAAAGCAGGATTTGTCAGTTCATATGCACAAGAAGGTAGAATGGGGTTGACATATATGTTTAACAAGGTATAATAGAAGTATGATGAAATTATTAACATGGGTCTATGATTGCTGGAAAGTAGTTATGGACAATAGATATAACCCACTGAGATTTATAGCAGACCCAAGTCTGCAAATGTATTTCACCTTAGTATTGTTTACTATGTGGTCAGTATATTTTGGATTTGTTGCAACCTATTATTTGGGTTGGTTAGGATATAATGTTGTTACTAGTATTATAGTTCATGTTGGAGTATTGATTCCAATGTTCTTTACTAATGCAGTATTCCTAGATGCAGAAAGGGATGGAGCTCAATGGTTAAAAAAGATTAGAAAAGAACAGGAAGGTGATAAGTGAATATATTTTATTTAGATAAAGACCCACAGACATGTGCAAGAATGCATTGTGATAAACATGTATGTAAAATGATTATTGAGTATGCTCAGTTGATGTCAACTGCACATCGTGTTTTAGATGGTGACCCATATACAGATAGAACTGCAAATGGTAGAAGGATACAACGATGGAAACATCCTCTCAAGAATCATGAAAGACTATTATACAAAGCATCACATGTAAATCATCCAAGTGGTAAGTGGGTAAGAGATTCACAAAACCATTACAATTGGTTATACAAAATGTGGGAACAACTATGTTATGAATATACACATAGATATGAAAGAGTTCATTTAACAGATTTTAAACTTCGTGGAATGCTTAAAAATCCACCAATGCAAATACCAGTAGAACCTTTTGTTGACCCTTATCTTGCAATGCCAGATGATGTTAAACAAGAAAATGTCGTTGATGCATATCAAGACTACTACATAAAATACAAGAAAAGTTTTGCAAAATGGACTAACCAAGTCACTCCAAAATTCATGGAAGCATAATGGATACATTTATTAACATATTCCAAATACCACAATATCTATTCTTAATAGGATTTAATATTGGGATTTGGTGGATTCTTGCAGTATTCATTTATAACAAGATAACAGATTGGATGGATAGATAATGCCAACAGATGAACAATTTGATAGAGTAGAAAAACTATTAATAGGATTATACATATTCATTCCATTAGTTTTTATACTTGAGAAGATACTATAATGCCAACATATACTTTAGAAGACAAAGAGACAGGTGAACAACACGATGTGTTAATGTCGTGGAATGATTTACAAGAATACAAGAAAGGTAATCCACATCTGAAACAAGTTATTACAGGTACGCCAGGAATTGTCTCTGGTATTGGTAATAGAAGTGGACTAGGTAACAGTGGTGGTTTCAATGAAATGTTATCTAAGGTTGCAGATGCACATCCAAGAAGTGAACTTGCAAAAGCAACTAAAAGAAGAAGTGCATCAGAAGTCAAGACTGATTCAATTATTGAGAAACATGTCAAGATGCAAACTGCACAAAAGAAACAAGGGAAACCATTAAACAAGGGGTAATATGTCAAAACGAATAACTAGAACATTAACAGAAGACGAGTACAGAGAGTTCAACGATAGAGTTGCAATATTATCTGGAAAGGGATATGATGTACCCTTTGAAGTAGAATGGAATCATCATAATCATTACAGTGTTACTATTCATGGTAAACATGATTTTGATGAATTAGATAAGATGTGTGATGAAAACATTTAATATTTTAGATTATGGATTTGAATCCTTACCTACAGAAAATGTAGATGGTAAAAGATACTATGTAACACCAACAGGTGAGAAGTATCCATCAGTGACATCGGTTACTGGACTTTTGAGTAGGGATGGTATTAAGAAATGGAGAAAGAGAGTTGGTGCAGAAACTGCTAATAAGATATCAACTCAAGCTGCAAGACATGGAACATCTGCACATCAACTATTCGAAGATTACATTAAGAATGATAACTTTGAAGAAAAGTTTAAAGGTGCAATGCCAACAACACAACAAGCATTCATCTCACTAGAAAAAGAACTAAACCAAATAGGAACTGTTCATGCACTTGAAGCACCACTTTATTCTCATAAACTACAACTTGCTGGTAGAGTGGATTGTATTGCAGAGTACTTTGATGACAAGATTTCAATCATAGATTTCAAGACCAGTAGAAAACCAAAAGAAAGAAAATGGATACAGAATTATTTTATACAGGAAACTGCATATGCAAAAATGTTTGAAGAACTAACAGGTAAAGAAGTCCATTCACTAATCACAATGATTGCAGTGAGTGATGGTTCTAGTCAGTTGTTTATTGAAAAACCAAGTGAAAAGTATGTTGAGAAGTTACATGAACTTCGTGGTCAGTATAGAACTGAGTATGGTCTCTAGTAGTTATTCATTGCCATCCACATTATTGCAAATGGTAAAGCAATTGGTGCTAACATATAAAAGGAAAATTCAGTAAATTCCCTTATAGTTTTACAGATTTCGCATCGATGTTCATAGATGTAGTTAATAGCACGACTCATTTTAGGTTCGGACTCCTTATAAATAATAGTAGGTTAGTAAATTCGATAAAATATAACAGGTTATGAATAATTATCACCTATATTTATAAGACTTAATAACTCGGTTAGAACAAAAGAGAAAAACAAATGGCATATTCACAAAAGGTAGTAGATAGATTTAACGATGTGTTAATGAATCCAGAAAAACATTCTGTCGGAAGGTTTGACCCTAAAGACCCTAATGTTGCAACAGGAATGGTTGGAGCTCCTGCTTGTGGTGATGTCATGAAACTTGATTTAAAAATGAATGGAGACACTATAGAAGATGTCAAATTCAAAACCTATGGATGTGGAAGTGCAATTGCGTCATCTACGATGTTTGTGGAAATGCTCAAAGGTAAAACTATTGAACAAGCAAAACTCATTAAAGATAAAGAGATTGCAGATGCTCTTGAATTGCCTCCAATTAAACTCCACTGTTCAGTCCTTGCAGAAGAAGGAATCAAAAAAGCAATCGAGAACTGGGAAGAAAAAACCTCTTACAGAAAACACAACAACCCACCAAGTTAAAGATTAGATGAAAGAAGATTATGAAGTAAGTGAAATCTCACTTGAGGATGCTGAGTCCCTAATTCAACAAGAACATTATCTCGAAGGAGTACATGGAAAAACATTGCCATGGACTGGACATAAATGTTATGGTCTTTTCTACAAAGATAAGTTAGTTGGTGCTGTTCAATATTGTTCATATGATTTTGGTTCAATAGATAATCCTATTTTTCATGAAAGACATTTTGGATGTTACACAGAAGATTGTAAAGGGTTCTGGGAGATAGCTAGACTTGCTGTTGCATCATTAGACGAACATAACATAACATCTTGGTTCTTATCTAGAACCTTAAAAATGATTGATGCAAAATGTGTAGTATCAGTTGCAGATGACAGAATGCATCAAGGGACAATATATGCAGCTACAAATTTTGAATATTATGGGTTACAAAAAGATAGAGTTCTTGGTCTTGAAGATTATGAATTTCATGTGTATGCAAAATCATATGATAAAGATTTAGTTATTGATTTTAGTGAAAAAGAAAAGTCTCTTTTATCAAACAAAATAACTTGACAGATACCCATTCTGTAGTATACTAGTATAGTAATGAAAATAAAAGTGATTATATGATTCTAACCAAAAAAAGGTTTGCAGAAGCAATAGAGAATATTGTTTTAACTAAAAGATTAAACTATATTGATGCAATTGTATACTATTGTGAACAACAACACCTTGACCCAGAATCAGTTAAAAACTTAATTACTCCACCTTTAAAAGAAAAGATTGAGAGTGATGCATTATCTTACAACTTATTAAAACCAAATGCTAAGAAAGGAAAAGGCAAATTACCAATATGAAAAAATTTAATCGTACACCACAAAGACAAAAAGAATGGGATAGAAAACCAAAGAAACCTTTTGGGCCACCACCTTTTGATGTATTGTTTAGACGATTCAAAAAGAAAGCAGAAAGGGATGGAATTGTTGCAGAGGTTCGTAAAAGACAATACTATGAAAAACCATCTGCAAAAAGACAGAAAAGAATCAATGATTGGAAAAGACGAATCAAGATTGATAAGTGGAGAGAAGAAGCTGCACTTGAACATTACAAAAGAACTCATAGGAATTAGTTGGTGGATGCAAGATTTGGATATGAGTCATATAAATTATACTTAGGAATTAAACTACATTATAATTCAGATTATGATTTCAACAAGTACAATGGTAAAGTCTCTGCATCGTTTGAGAGTTATCTCAAAAGGAATGATAAGTTCCAGTTTGCAAAACTTAGGAAACAACACAATGGACAACTTAAGGATTTCTATATTGCAAACTTCATGTACAAGGATTTTTGGGTAGGAGATTTATTTGGTGAAGAAGCAAAACAAAACTATACAGAGTGGAAGAAATACAACCAATCTCTTCTTTACTCTTTCGAGAAAGATATCAGATATCTTAACACACTTGAAGGGAAACTGGACAATCTATTTGATACTAACGATTCTAGTCATCCTATCATTGTTCAGTGTCTTTTATCCAAGTCCATATCATTTGGAACAGGAGTATTATTGGAATCCCTTATTGGATGGAGTTCCCGCTTAAACATATCAGAACAATATGTTTGGCCAGAAGTTAAACAAAGATTACAAAAGACTCAAGGATTTGTTGGATACAACCAAGACAAATTAAAACAAAAAGTATTAGAAATATATGAATCTTGATATAACATTAGACCCAGAGATTGCAGAGGAATTAACACCTACAATGTATTCCTATTTAAGTCTAGAAACAGACTCTACTGCATACATTATTGGTAATGGTCAGTCAAGGATAGGATTAGACTTAGAGTTGCTTAATGGGGACATATGGGGGTGTAATGCACTCTTTAGAGACTATACTCCAGACTATCTCACTATTGTAGATGTTAGTATCATGGGTGAGTGTTGTGAATCTAAGTATCCAAAATATAACAAATGTTACTTCTCTGGTGAATGGGATGACCCATTAGGACATGAAGAGTATAACATGATTAAAGGAACAATGGGTGTCCCAGTAAAAGAGTGGATAGACCCAAGTCATTCTAAAGTGACTATGCATGGAAAAGGTAATGGAAACATTGGTATCCTAGAAATGCAAGCAATAGGAATAGAGGATGACTATAAGATTTCAAGTGTTGGTGGGCCAGATGATGACTACCATCTATTTGAGAATTGGTTTGCTGGTACTACTGCAGCTGCAATGGCATCAATGAACCACGACTACAATAATGTAGTTTTTGTTGGATTTGATTCTATTTGGAATTACAATTCGACTAAATATAATAACATCTATGCTGGAACTGAATGTTATGGAACAGACCAAGACCCAGAAAACAACAGACTCGTTGAGACTGGTGAACAGGGTTGGATATCTCAGACAGAACAACTCAAGATTTTACTTGACAGATTCCAAAACATAGACTATTATATAATGAAGGATGAATTAAGTGTTTCTCCATTAGAAGAATACTTAGTTTAAATACAATAATAATAAAATGCAATACAATGCTAATACGAGGATATAATTATGTCATTTCAAGACTTAAAAAAATCTAGAGGTGGATTCGACACCTTACAAGCATCATTAGAAAAAACTTCTAGTGGTGGTGAAACTAAATCATACAACGATGAACGATACTGGAAAATCGACTTAGATAAGACTGGTAATGGTTATGCAGTTGTAAGATTTCTACCAGCACCTCAAAACGAGGACATGCCGTGGATTCAATATTTTGACCATGGCTTCCAAGGGCCAGGTGGATGGTATATTGAGAAGTCGTTAACGACTCTTAATGATAAAGACCCAGTGTCAGAACACAATACTGAATTGTGGAACTCTGGTATTGAGTCCAACAAGGATATAGCAAGGAAACAGAAAAGAAGATTACACTATGTGTCAAATGTTCTAATCGTTTCTGACCCTACACATCCAGAAAATGAAGGAAAGGTTATGCTTTTCAGATATGGAAAGAAAATCTTTGAAATGTTGAAAGACAAAATGCAACCACAGTTTCAAGATGAAACTCCAGTAAATCCATTTGATTTATGGGAAGGTGCAAACTTTAAAATCAAAGTTCGTAAAGTAGATGGTTACTGGAACTATGATAAGTCAGAGTTTGCAACACCATCACCATTATCAGATGATGATGCAAAGATGGAAGCAATCTGGAATAGTCAACATTCATTAAAAGATGTGATTGCACCAAGTGAGTTCAAATCTTATGATGAACTCAAACAAAAACTCGATAGAGTTTTAGGAATGACAGCATCAACTGCTACTGCAGCTTCAGTTGCAAGTGATATGGATGATGTTGCATATCCAAGTCCAGAACCAACAATTGCACAACCTACAACTGCTTCAACAGATGTAGAAGAAGATGACACTATGTCATACTTCCAAAAACTTGCAAATGATGTGTAAGGATTGTCAATCCTAAATATTTTGAATTATAAATATATTATGCACTAATATAGGATTGACCATTGGGGACTGAGTATTAAATGAGACTCGGAGAGTTATACCAAGTAGGATGGTTGAGGTTTGGGTATACAATCGTGGAAAGATATCAAATGCGGCAGAGAGATATCGGTTAGATGGCGGGTATATAGACAATATTGTCACAATAGACGAGGGGCCAATTTAACACCTTATATAATGGAGTTCTGTAATGACCAAGTGGCATGGTGGGAAAGGTTCGAAACAGAGACCTTCTAAAACACCAACAACATATCAAGACAATTGGGAAAGGGTTTTTGGTAAGAAAGAACCAGAGGTTAAGTCACGCAAGAAAACACCTAAACATGGTGTATCACAAGTCCACAAGGACAAAACAAAATACAATAGAAAGGATAAGTATCCTAGTTAAGCAAGTAAACCATCATTGAAGTTACTATTCATAGAAACTCCAGAACTACCATAATTTCTTGAAACAGGCATGTTATTAGTTTGAGTATTAACAACTGGTGACATTGCTACAACAGGTAAATTTCCATTACCCATATTACTAGAAAGTAAATTTGAATTAACACCAGCAACTGTTGGATTAGCATTTAAGTTTATATTTAATTCACTAAAACTATTACTTAGTTCTTTACCAAGTTTACCAAGCATGTCTACTTTCGTTGTACTTAATGTATCAAGACTTGTAGAGAGTATTTCAACACCTTTACCTAATAAAACAACTTGTTCACCTAAATTATTTTGTGATAAACGAATTTGACCAAGAGCCTTAAGTGATGTTAATGCATTCTTTTGTTTTCTATCAAGTCCATCAAATTCTAAATTATCTATTGCATTTTGTAATAATTCTATGTTGTTAGTAAATGCAGTCATATTCATTTGAATGAATGGTGAGATTGCAGTTGCAAACTCACCTAAGTCAGTACCAAAGTTTTTAAAGTTATCATTACCAGTCCACATTGTAAAGTTTTCAAATAAACCACCAGTTTTATCCATTACTTGTTCATTCAATACACGATAATTAGATGCAACTCCCAACATATCTAAAGCAATAAAAGGTTTTACATTTTTTGCAAATCCACCCAAGTCTTTTGCTAAATCAGTCATTGGTGTAAATGTACCACCAAGAGTTGTAATTGTTTGTGCAAGACCACCTATTGCAGTTAATACTGAAGCTGCACCCATACCAGCAATTAATGCAGTTATTTTTCCTGGCTTAATTTCATCAGAACTTAAATCTTTTAGTGTTTCAGCAGTATTAAATCTATCCCATGGCTTAAATCCAAGTGCAATACTACTAATAACAGCGGCAATTGATAATGCAACTGCACCACCCAATAGTACGATTGCAGCTGAAAGTTTCGCTGCACCAATAACTACAGGTAACGCTGCAAGACTAGCCAATCCAGTACCAAGGGCTGCAACACCAGCACCAACTTTTGCATTTGCAAGATTCCTTAATGCAAAAGAAGCACCAAGAAGACCACCACCTAAATTAGAATCACCTTCTTGAACATTGGTGGTATCACCACTACCATCTTTACCACCTTTACCCTTACTAAGTTTTTCTTTCATTTTGTCTCTGGCTTCTCTTCGTCTCTGTTGAGCCTCTAATGACATATCTTGATGAAGAATCTTTGAAGTTTTTTCTTGAGATAATATTTCTTTTCTACTGTTTTGTGCAGATGCTTTCCTAGTAAGGAACATTTGTACAAAAAGTTTTTTAAATCCAGTTTGTGCAAGATTTGCTATAGTTCCAAGAAATGGTATTTGTTGTAAGATACCAGCTGCAGGCCCAAGGAAACTAAGAATTTTATCAAAATCTCCTTTAAGGTCATTACCAAGTCCTTTAACAATACCTTGAGCAGTTAATGCACCTTGTCCTTTTGTGGATTGAATTAGTTCATCCATTGTTCCACCAGCAAACATTTGAAAACCTTTTTCAAAGTTTGATAATGTTCTACCAAATTTTTGAATTTCTTCTAAAGATTTTATATCACTTTCAAGTGCATCTAATTCAGTAGTATCAAACTTACTAAGACCAAATTCTTTTTGAATTCCCTCTAGTCTTTCTTTTTCTTTATTCAGTTGTTCTAATTGATTGTTTGCAGCGACTCTATTGGCAGCATCAGCACTACTTACACCAAGTTGACCAAGACCAAATTGAGATTGTAAGTTTTTCTTTTGTTCATCAGAAAACCTATCATTTCCAGCATTTTTTCCAAAACCAATTTTACTATCTAAAACTTCTTTAAGTAACTTACCTTCTCTTTGAGAGTCACTTTCCATAACCTTAACTAATTGGTTTTGGGTTTTAGTTGATTCTCTAAGAGCTTTGTTTTGGTCTTTAATTTCATCCATTATCCCTTTATTGGATTTTCGGACTGCTTCCATCTCTTTTTTTGCTTCAGCTTCTTCCTGTATTTGTTTTGCTGTTTTCTTTTCGTCTGCCATGAGTCTTTACTACCTATTTGTTGTTTGTATCGTGTTCTTTTGCAGCGGAATTGACATATAGTCCAAACCATGCAGCTCCAGCACCTACCAATATACTGATAAGACCAGATTGTTCCATCGATGGTTCTGGTAAGTCCATAAACCATATTGCAGCGTAATACACTAAGAATATGTAAACACTTAAAAATGCACGAGGCCAAATTCTCCATGCATCAACTGTTCTTGCAAGGTGAACCCACTTCTGCCATGGATTTACTGTGTCGTTCGCTTTAAGGTCTCTTATCTCATCCTTTAAAGCACCATTCTCTTGAATCATCTCCATGAACTTGCTTAAGTCCATCTCCACTTCGTTTCGTGACATATCACCACCAAACCTTTCTCTATCGTCACCCATAATACTCTCCTATTATTTATTTTGTGATTGTTTCATCTTCAACTCCTCATCTTCAAGGAATTGTACTAAGAGAGATACATATATCTCCCTTTCCCATGGCAACATTGAGTCCAGTTCTGTTAATGACCAACTGTGATGTTGGATTAACCCAAAATTAGTCTGAATGTAATTTGCAAGAGTATCATGAGAAAGGGCTATACGAAAAAATTCTGTAACCCAGTAAGTTGTTGGGTTTGTTCTTTCCCACACTTACTACATGAAAACTCTGCATTATAAACTAATTTAGGAACTGAACTGAACCATTCCATGATTACATTAAACTGATTAACAGATAATTCATTAATAAAATCATCTATTTCTTGTTCAGTAAATTCTTTTGTATCATAAACATTATCTGCATCAAAAACTTGTAGAATACATTTATTTAACAATTTATATACAATTGATGTAGACATTTCTCCATCAGCAATACCTATATCGAGAACTCTATCTACATCATTGTAACTAGGTACTCTTATAACTACACCAATATTGTCTGTTAGTTGTATTTTACCATCTTTAACTTCTCCTTCAATTTCAAGGTCATTAAAGTTAACATCTATTTCTGATTGTCCATCACAAGTAGGTTGGTCAATACATCCTAACAATATCTTGGTGTTTTCACCTACAGATTTAGCTCTTATTTTAACAAACAACCATTCTAAATCTGTATTACTTAGTTGTTCTATTTTCAAACGACTATCTTGTAAATCTGAACATACCCTCAACAAAGATATTAATGCATTAGAGATGGCTTTTTGTTCACCCTCTTCTATTGCTTGTAATAGTACTTTTTGTTCACCTACATTAAAAGGTCTGTACTTTACTTCTATCTTTGAAACAGGTAATGTCTCAAAATACTCAACAGTGTTAAGTCTTGGTAATCCCATAATATACTCCTATCATTATTTACCTTAATAAAAAGAATCCAAGTCTCCAAACATGTCTTCTTCAATTTTGTTTCTAATCTTTCTATCTAATTTATTTAGGTGTTTACCCATGAACCCAGTAATTAAACCTTTTTGTTTTGAGTTCATAAATTCACCAACCCAGTGTCTATACCTAAATTGTGCATTAAATTTAAGAATGTCTGTGTTTGCATAACCTAAATTAATTACACCCAACTGCATCGGAAATGCATCTGCCATCATACAACGATAATTAGGTCTTCCATGCATGTTAAGTGCTTCAACATATATGATACCTCTGTAATCGTCATGAAATTTACTATGAAAGTTTCCACCATCAAATCCATTTATTTGATTCATCCAAATTTCAATTAACTCTCTATCTTCCATGTCATTTGTCATATAGAATGTACAATCAAATGCATCATATTGTGGTTTATGTGGTATTGCTCTTTTAGGCCCATATTCTGAATCTTCTACTGCAAAGAACCCTCGGCCAGGTAATGTTGCAGACTCACACCTTGTACCTCTAATTGAGAGACCAGTGGTTTTTCCACCAGTTCCAAAGAAAGATACATTGTATCTATTTGCTCTTGATAAGTTATCAATTTTACTTCTAAATCTGTCTATTTTCATACGACTTTTTTCCTACTTTCTTTCCAGACTGTTCCAACACTTGCCTTTTTAAATGATTCTATTGGTAAGAAGATTGCAATTTCCCAGTCTGCACTATCTACTTTTGCAAATGCACTTCTTACATTAGATGAGAGGTAATGTTTATAACATGCTTTATAATAAGGTTTACCACTGATACCTTTTAACAATTGATATGTTAATTTAAATCTTGTTGTTGCATCATATTTATCGTTATTTGTTGTATTATACAATGCATCTAAAAACTGTGCTCGTAATGTATGTGGTAGATAATGCAGATTCAATCCATAAAATCCACCTTTAGCAGGTTCTACTGGTATACACAATGGAAACCTATCATAGTAAGGTAAGGTTTTTTTATGTTTTGGGTCATACATGTACATATACATGTCACCAAAGATTTGTCTCTTTCTAGTCTTTGCATCTCTTAACAGTTCTTGTCTACTTACACCTTTTATTTGAGCTACACGAGTACGAAACCATCTCATGGACTCCTTAGTTCTAGCTTGGATACCACCACGAAATGCTTCTCTTTCTAATTTATCAAATAGTTTACCTGCCATACATGTATTTATACCACATTGACAGGTAGGTACATAATTTGTTATAATACATTTGTAAGTTAGGAAAGTCGAGGTGTCGTTCCCTTGCCTGAAAAATGGAGTCAAAAACAAATAACGATTGTGAGATAACAGACCTAACCCAGAGACCCCAAGTTACCTGCTGAAGAGTTAGAAGGACTTGGGGTTTCGTTTATTTAACAAGATGGTCTTCTGTTAGTATTCTAAATTTGTAGTTTCTATCTTTGCAATATTCTCTTGCAGCTTCCCACTTTAATTGATTAATACCATAAGTTCTTGATTCTTTTAAGTATTTACCATAAGGTTTATTTTTCTTGATAGGTCTTTGTGTTTGTCTTTTAGGTTTTACTTCTATAACTTCACATAGAATATTACCTTGAGCATTTTTATATTTTATCCAGAAGTCTGGGAAATAACGATGAATCTTTTTATCTAATCCACGATAGGGTATTACAATCTCTTCACTAGACCATTCTAATATGCTAGGAGTCTTATCACAATATTTCATAAACCTTAACTCCCACATAGAACGATAAACAATCTTCGTAGGGTCACCTTTATACTTTTTATATTGTTTTGGTTTAAATCTTCCCTTGTAACTCATATAAATACCTTATACATAACTAAATATACTTAGGAGTATTTATATGGGATTTTTTAACAAACTTAAATCAAACATATTAGGGTCAGTCAAAGAAGACCTTAATTCTGCATTAGGTGGAAAACAGCAATTGTTTAACTCAAAAATATCTGGTGCATTAGATGATTTAATTGCAATGAAAACTGGTATACAAATATCAAATATTCCAACAAAAATTACAGAAGAAGCAACACAAGCTGCAGAGTTTAGAAAAAAGATGGCCAAAGAAGCTCAAGAGGGTGGAGAAGCTGATACTGGAAGTTCAATGTATTCACCACCTCGTAGTGAACAAACTCTAAGATTCCCTACAGATGACCAAAGATTTGTTGACAACTGGATTGTATTCAGAACTCTTGATAGAAGAATTGATGCACAACATATTACAGGGACAGTAAAAGATGGAGAAAAAGATGGTGCAGCTGCAATCAATGCTAGAATGGCATCAGCAGGATTTGTAAAACCTAATGATATGGTAGCCCAAAGAAATGCTAAAAAAACTTTTGAAGCATATTCTGGTCATAGATGGAATGAAGGTTATACTATTGCATTATATTTCCCTAATAGTGTTAAAGATGTTATTAGTGTAGAATATGAAACAAAAGAAGTTGGTATTGGAGATACTATAATAAACTCTTTATTTGGTAAAGGTAGGTTTGATGAATCGATCGCGGTAAATTCACTTCATGCAATGGGAGATGGATTTAAAGAAGCATGGAAAAATGCAGCGAATAATATGATATCATTTAGACCATTACAAGAAGGTGTTGTGGGTAATATGCCCAAATTTAATTTATTTCAAGGAGTATCTTTAAGAGACCATACTTATACATTTAATTTAAATCCATATAATATAGAAGATGCACAAGAAATAACTAAAATCGTTCAAACACTTAAAATGTTATCATTACCAACTTCATCTGCATTTAATCCAAGATTAAAAATATTACCAGCTGAATTTGAAATTAATTTTAAAGGGCCTATATTAGGAAACATAGAACATCCACAAACTTGTTTCCTTTCAACTGTAGATGTAGACTATTCTGGTGGTAAAGATATGTCATTTATTGAAGATATAAATGTTCCACAACCTAATGACCCTAATTTGGGGAATGCAGACAAAGCAGGTAATATTACTCATTATCCAAATGGTATTACATTAACACTTACATTTAAAGAGATATTACAACTTGACAGACATAGATACAATGCAAGAGTTGCTCCAGATGCAATGGGTGCTGCTCAGTTAGATACAATAGAAGATATGATTAATATTGAAGCTGGAAGAGCTGACGATGAGGGATTCAATAAAACAAATGAAGAGATTAGTATAGGAGATGGAAGTGATATTGAATTTAATGAATTTCAATCCTATAGAAAGGTTGGGCAGGTGCATTCTACTGAAGCTAAAGCCAAAGAAGCATTAGTTCAAATGAAAGACCATCACAAATATGAAATTGTATTGAAACAGACAACAGGGGCCCAATTCAGCAAAGTAAACAATTATGTTATTAAACTTAGAGAGGGTCAATAATGCCACAAAATTACTTTAAACACTTTCCAACCATTAATTTCGACCTTAAGAATGATGGTAATTTAATCAAAGCAAAGGATATATTTAGAAATATTCGTATACAAGGTAATGCATTAGAAGGTATTACTGGTCATGAATATTATTATATCGGAGAACAGGATAGACCAGATGTACTTGCAACCAAATTATATGCAGACCCTACACTATACTGGTTGTTTTGGATGGTAAACGACCACCTTGCAACCTATAATGACTGGCCTATGTCACAAAGAATACTAGAAAAATATACAAAAAGAAAGTATTCTGGTAAAGCATTAGTATCTGAATTTCAAACAGATATCACAAAGAACCCAGATACAGATGAAAATAATCAACCAATACCTCATACATTCACGATGGGGGAAAAGGTAGTAGGTTCTACCAGTTCGGCATTTGGATTTGTCATCAAGATAGACCCTACCAATAATCAACTAGTATTAAACGATATACAGGGAACATTCATCAACAATGAAACAGTCACAGGGTCGAAGTCGTCCAAGAGTTTTACTCTCAGTTCGGTTCGGAATTTCGAAGACTCTCCTCACCATTACGAGACCTCAGAGGGTATTAAAACGACTATAAGTACAGGTAATACACCAGTATCTAACAAGGTATATGAGCAAAAGTTTAATGACGATAAGAGAAGTATCAGATACATTAAACTAGAGTTTGTCGAAGAGATACTAAGAGAATTCAAAAGTTTCATAAGAGTATAATACTATGAGTCAACAACAGAATGTTTTAGGATATAACAATCCAAGTGCATATAGATTAATTAATGTAGTTATCAGTAATAATGAGGGTCAACAGTATGATGTTACTGATTTAGTAGACTCTTTTGAGATATCTGAGAGTATATACGATATATTCCTACAGGGGTCTATAACACTTGCAGATAATGTGAATATATTTAATAGAATAATGTTTACTGGACAAGAATATATTCGAATACATTTCTGTGGTATGGTAGGGAATGATGAGGAAGAGGAAGAATTAGACCATATTAATCAAGTATTTCGTGTATATGAACTTGCATCCTATCTAAGAGACAATCAAGGTGACTTAAATAAGACTGTATATGGACTCAGATTTTGTAGTCCTCTGATGTATGAAGCACAAACTAAGAGAATATCTCAGCATTTCTCTGGGACTAATGGACAAATAATCAATCAAATATTCAAAGACCATTTATTTTTTCCCTCAGAAACAGAACAAAAACAATTAAATAATACTGATGAAAACTCTTTGAAACCCCTCGTGAAGGGGGGGAAGGAACTCGGTACTTATTTCAGTGTGATGAGTGGTACTGTAGGAGAGACCCATGCATTCCTATGTCCTAATTGGACTGTGAATAAGACTCTGAGATACTTGAGAGACCACACCTCAGACCCAACAGAGGAGTCTATGCCCTATGGTGACTCTTATTACCTCTATCAGACATGTACTAAGGGGTTCAGATACCATAATATTACCTCTATGAAGACTCTAAAGTACCTTGATGGTGGTTATAAGTTCGAAATAAGAGATAGTTCACCCAATATTATGTTAAATCGTGAGAATAAACAGAGTATGAAGTGGGATATACTAGACTACAACAAGATAAACATGTATAATACACTTAAAAACCACAAGAGAGGACTCTATAGTGCATCTGTGAACAATTATAACACAGTTACCAAGCAGTTGACAACAATAGATAACGAATTTACTCAACAATTTAAGATGGATGAGTCAGAGACAGGTAAATATACAGATGCTCAGATAAGTGTTGGAGCCCCTTTTAGACTTGGTGCAGAGAGTATACGAATACCTAATGATGGTGGGTTTATTCATGGTGAGGTCGCAGAGACTGCCCCAGTGGGTTTCAAGAGTGACCCTATCACCAAGAGATATGGTAGTGCAGTAGACTTTGACTATGACTCTCCTCACAAGATGAGTGACACTGTTGTAGCAGATGAGAGTATATCTGATGCCAGTATATCAAATGGTGCAGTCAATGTCAAGTTAAATAGAGAAAGAGTTGAAGCACTCTTTGCAACTAATAGAATTAATATGCAGATTGCTGGACGAACAGACCTATCATGTGGTATGATGATTGATGTTAACATAACACAAACATCTATAGGTAAGACAGGTGATGAGTTGACACATAATGGTAGTTTGTTGATAGAAGGTATCACTTGGACAGGTAGTATTGCACATGGACTAGAGATGCAACTCAGTTGTACCTCAGATGGCTTTAATATTATACCAGATACTTTCGAGCAACCAGAAAGAGAGGATGTCTAAGAGTAGTCTCTGAGAATCTCTGAGGCCACAGTGGCTTGGGACTCCTAGATTTTTTTTATTGGGCCTTTGACACCCCCTATTTTATTCTGGGAAGTTTTTTACTAGAAATAGTAAGCTATTATATTATGTTATGGGACTCCTAAGACTTTTTTGGGACTCCTAAATATTAAATAAGAATGGAGAATATATGATAAAAAATATTTTAGATATTCACAAAGAAATGATGATGAACTTCATGGATGTGTGTGATATGGATGAATATGGTTTAGCATGGTTTTGTTTTATGAAAGGTGTAATATTTACATCTATTTTAGTATGGATATTTTAATATGACAAATTGGTTATATAATAAACTAGTACCACATGCTCTAAGGTTTAGAGAGTGGTCTAAAGATAAACTTTGGGTTAAAATACCACTGGGACTCCTAATATTATGGATGATGGGGATATTTAATCCTTATTGGTGTGTTTACCCAGTGTGTTGGATACAATAATATGATTAGAACATTTTTAAATAGTAAAATACATGGTTGTATCTGCACCGATGTAGATTTAGACTATGAGGGTAGTATTCTCATAGATGAAGACTGGATTGATGAGGTGGGACTCCTTATTCATGAACAGGTCGATGTATATAATAAAACAAATGGTAACCGACATACTACATATGTCCTACCATTACCTAGAGGTTCAAATGAGGTCAGTGTCAATGGTGCTGGTGCTCATTTGACCAATGTAGGTGATGAACTCATTATTTGTTCTTATATACAACTTGATGACAACATGGAGACACTACAAGCAGGTAAACTGCATCATACTCCTACAGTTAAGATAATAGACCCCAAAGACCGAATTTATAGAGAACTTTTGGGGTTGAGTTGATGGAATATACAGTATTAATCTTTCATATGTTGATTTTAGTACCTATGGTGTACTTTATATGGAAAGATGGTTATAATAAAGGAAAAAGAGATGCCTACATTCACAGGATTAAAAAATAACTTCTTCACAGGAGTAATCGAAGACCGAAATGACCCATTATATTTGGGTCGTGTGAGAGTTCGTATCTATGGACTTCATACTGATGATAAAACTATGATTGCATCTCCAGACTTGCCTTGGAGTGATGTCCTTATGCCGACCACTGCTCCGAGTCTTTCTGGACTTGGATTATCACCTCATGGACTCGTAGAAGGTTCTACAGTCATGGGATTCTTCCGAGATGAGGAAGATATGCAAGATTTTGTGGTTATTGGGTCATTATTTGGAAGACCGACTAGAAAATGGAAAATTGTTCAGAATAATCCAGATAATGCAGAAGATAGGTCACCAGAACATGGTTTTAACGACCCTAGAAGACCTACAGTAGGTGATTATGCAGATAGTGTAGACAAACCTAAGACTGGTCGTAATTTCACTCTTAGAGGGTCTCTAGAAACCTCACCTCTGGGACGACCTTTTCTTACTGCATATATGGATGGAAATGGGACGACTCTTACCAATAATATAGAAGGTGAAACCTACCCAAGAGAATCTTATATGGGTGGTATTAAAACTACAGAAGATGATTATGGTAGTCCAATAACAGAGGACTTGGGTAACCCTAAATCCGATATAAATGAAAATGCAATCACTGGGTCTAGTTTAACCTATCCAAATGATGTTATACAAAAACATGAAGGTACATCTGTTAAAGAACCGACTCGTGAAAGTATTTCTCCTCAGTATCCTTTTAATCATATGATTGAATCTGAATCTGGACATATATTAGAAATGGATGACACTCCTAATGCAGAAAGGTTGCATTTATATCACCGAAGTGGTAGTAGAATAGAATTTCTTCGAGATGGTGATATGACCATGAAAGTTGCAAATAATAATTACGAAATAATATTAAAAGATAAAAAAGTATTAATTGCTGGTAGTGCCGATATAGAACTTTCTAATGGTAATTATAATATTAATTCTTATAAAGGTAGTGCAGATAATGGTGGTAATATTAATTTCACTGCACATGGTGGAGATATTAATATAACTACAACAGACCCAGATAAAGCAATTATAATAAAAGGGAAAATATCTCTTAATGGAAGTGCATACGATTAATTATGACCGATTTAAGTAAACTCCCAGAGTATCCAGAAGGTGTAGGTTTTGCAGTACCAAAACCACATACTCAACATACCTTAGTTGTGACATTAACCGATGACGCAGGTAATGTTCTTGCTGATAATTATAAAATAAAAATGGTGCCAGATGGACAAGGTGGTATGATAGAAGAAGTTGTTGTCACTGCAAAAGCAAAAGTTCCTTGTCCAGAAGTAGTAGTACCAACAGCAGACGATTTAAAACAAATATTTCTTGCAATAGGAAATAGATATGGTTGGGAAGAATTACAACAAATAGAAGATGTATTAGGTGCATTCCCTTTATCCTTTACATGGAATCCAGATTTAGATATAAAAGAAATAGAGTGGGAAGGAAGAATAGAAGCACTCATAGAAGAATTTAAATTATTTCCAGCAGTTAAGATTGCAGAAGCACTTTCAGAATTAATTCCATTTGACTTAGAGTTTACCGACCCAATATTTGGTATTAAAGTTGATGTAGTAAGACTAGTAAAAGAACCAGAATATAAAGGTGAACTTATAAAACAAATGCAAGATAGGTTTGAAGAATTAAAAGATTTCTTACCAGATTTATCTAAAGAAAACTTTGATGGAACAGATGGTGTTGATTCACCAGATTTAACCATGACTCAAATGTTTAAAGAAATGATTGGTGAAATAAAAAATATGTTGACCAATTCTATTTATTATGGGTTTGAAAAATTAATAAAAGTATTTAAAGAAATATGGGATGCATTAGGTTTAGATTTTATTCCATCTTTAGTAATAGATATATTAACATTTGATGTAGATGGTTTTATGCAATCAATTAAAGACAAATGGAAAGAAATAAAAGAAGAGACAGGTATATCATTTAAAGATTATTTATTAAATATTCAATTACCTTTAATAGGACTTACAGTTGGTGATTTAATTAATTTAGATAGTGAAGATAAAAAAATAGATTTTCCTAATTGGGATACTCAAAAAATAATTAATAAAATTAGAGCATACTTTAGAGACTTCCCACAAAAGTTAATTGAAGAGTGGATGGAAAAAGTTACTGAGTTCTTTGAACAGATTGGTTTCAAACTTCCGATATCTATTCCATTTGACTTTTGTATGTTCCTAGAAGCAATAGGTGTACCAAAAGAAATTAATATTGCAAATGCACTAACAGTTGATGCATAAATACTATTATGAGTATGCAAAATCAAAATAAACTAACTGCAAGAAAGTGGTATACAGATGTAGACTTCAATCTTACACCTCATCCATCTTCTGGTGATTTGATTTTAAAAACTGATAAAGAAGCAGTTAAAAGGTCTGTAAGAAATATAATGTTAACTAATAATTATGAGAGACCTTTTAAACCAAACTTTGGTGCTAATTTAAGGGGACTCCTATTTGAACTTGCAGATGACATGACAAAAACACAAATCAGAAGACAGATAGTAGATTCTTTACAAATGTTAGAACCAAGAGTTTCAGTAGAAAACATTTATTTAACATCCACAGGACATAATGCTTTACATGTTAATGTTCATTATGGTGTAGTTGGTATTGCAGAACCACAAGAGTTAGAAGTCATATTGGAGAGAATAAGATAATGGCAACAGTAAAAAGTTCACAGGTAAATATTACAGATTTAGATTTTGACAAAATTGGAAATAATCTAAAAGAATATCTTAAGGGTCAATCGACTCTCAAAGACTATAACTTTGAAGGTAGTAATATTAATATATTAATAGACCTACTTGCATACAGTTCACATGTATCAGCATTTAATGCAAACATGGTTGCATCTGAGTTATTCTTAGATACTGCACAAATAAGAAAGAATATAGTTTCTCGTGCAAAAGAAATTGGATATACTCCTACTAGTGCAACTGCTTCAATGGCAAAAATAGATTTACAAGTAAACAATCCTTTGATTGGTGGAAGCACACCAACATCATTAACTCTTAATAGAGGACATAAATTTAAAACAAATTATGATGGTGCAATTTATAACTATGTGTTATTAGAAACAAAAACAATAACACCAGTATTAAGTGTATTTAAATTTGAAGATTTAGAAATATATCAAGGAACAATGAACTCTGATATATTTGCATACAATGGTCAAATACAAAATCAAAGATTTGCATTAACAGAAGAATTAGTTGACACTTCAACCATTACAGTTACAATACAATCTACTGGTGGTTCAAGTTCTGCATGGACACAAGCAAAAGATATTAGTGCAGTAAATAAAGATAGTAAAGTTTGGTATGTACAAGAAAATGATTTAGGACAATTTGAAGTTTATTTTGGTGATGGTATTATTAGTGCAGAACCTTTGGATGGAGATACAATTACAATCTCATACTTAGTAACTAATCCATTACATACAGAGGATGCAAAAATATTTAGTTTAACTGATTCTATTGGTGGTAATACTAATGTTACTATTACAACAAAAAATAATTCTTCTGGTGGTAAAGACAAAGAAGGTATTGAGTCAATCAGATTTGCAGCTTCTAAATTCTATACATCACAAAACAGATTAGTTACAGTAGAAGATTATAAATCTAAACTACAAACTTTATATCCAGGCGCAGATTCAATTGCAGTCTGGGGTGGAGAAGATAACAACCCACCACAATATGGAAAAATATTTATTTCAATTAAACCTTCTCAGAATGTAAATAAACTAACGACCTCTGAAAAGATTTTGTTGAAGGATAAATTAAAAACATTAAATATGTTAACAGTCAGACCAGAATTAATTGATGCATCAATTATTGATGTCATAGTAGAATCAAACTTTAAGTTTAATCCTCGTACAACAACTAAAACTGTGTCTGAATTAGAAACACTAGTAAGAGCTGCTATCATTACACATGATAACACTTACCTTAGTGGGTTTGACAGTATTTTTAGGCACTCAGTTCTAACATCAGATATAGACAGTGCAGAATCTTCGATTCTTTCGAATATAACAACTGTTAAACTTAGAAAGACAATCACACCAACATTAAATCAGTCATTAGGATATACTGTAGAAGTTGGTAGTGGTAATAGTTTATATAATCCACATGAAGGACATAATGCAATGGCTGGTGGAGTTATAAGTACAACAGGTTTTAAAGTATCTGGTTATACAGATACATATTACTTTGATGATGATGGTAAAGGAAATGTACGAAGATATTCTTTTGCTGGTTCAGAAAGAGTATATGCAGATAGTCAAGCAGGAACAGTTGACTATGCAAATGGAAAAATTACAATCAATGGTATTACTATATTAGAAACATCTAACACAGATGGGACAATACATTTTACTTTGATTCCAAGTTCATATGATGTTGTTGGGTTTAGGTCAAATCTCCTAGACATCAATACATCATTGATAAAGGTAACTGGTGCAACAGACACCATTGCCTCTGGTGATACGAGTGCTGGAGTGGGATATACTTCCTCAACTAGTTACTCCTAAACTATGATTCATGTGTATGCATGAAGTAGAATTCCCACAAGTTGTGGGTTTAAATTAATGCTAAATTAGAGAGGAAACTTAAAATGGCAGATAAAAAAGTAACAGCATTGTCCGACTTAGGGACAGGCATCGCAGGTGAAGACTTGCTTCATGTTATTGACGACCCTTCTGGAACTCCAGTAAACAAAAAGGTTTCAGTCAGTAATGTTTTAAAATCACTTCCAGACTTTGTTGCGTTTGGACAAGCTGCGGAGACAGTTAGTTTAACTGCTTCTGCACATGCAGCTGCAGTAGATAAATGGGCAACCATCTTAACTACTCACTCAAGTGGAAACACTAGTGTGACACTTGCTGCTGGTACAACAGGACAAATTAAAATATTTGTTTGTGCAACAGATAGTGGTGGTAATGCAGATATTACTCCAAGTTCATTACTTGGTAGTGGTACTAAAGCCAGACTAGACGACCAAGGCGATTCAGTTGTATTATTATACACTGGTTCAGCATGGGCAGTTATAGGTGGTAATGGGTACACTGTATCTTAAGGATAATTAAATGCCGATTCTCAATGACAGAATAGTAGACCAAATTGACGAACTCTTACCAGAGTATATCAACGAGGAAGGACAAGGACTCAAAAAGTTCTTGTCTGCATACTTCGACTTTCTTGAGAAAGGTATTCTTATTCATAAAGAAGGTATAGACCTAGACACTATAGGTTTAGAGGATGGAGAAGGTTCAGTTTTACAAGAGACTGCTACCTTCTCTCCATCTCCTTTAGATAGTGCAAAGTTTTTATATGAAACAAATTTAGTCACAGACCAAACCCAAACAGGGTCTTGGGAAATAGGTGAATATGTAGTTGGTTCAACATCTGGTGCAACTGCAAGAATTGATGTTATTGGAAATACATCCAATAAATTATACATCGAAGTATTTACCGAATCACAATTTTTACCAGATGAAACAATCGTTGGTCAGAACAGTAATTACACTGCAAAGGTTAGTTCCTTTGAGGGTGGTGCATTGTTCGCTGCAAACAATCTGTTAGACTATGCAGATGTAGATAAGACAACAGGAGACTTTTTGGAATACTTCCGAAGAGACTTCATGCCTACGATTGATGCAAATATACTTGCAGATAAAAGATTACTTGCAAAACACATTAATAATATTTACCTTGCAAAAGGTAGTATGGCATCATATGATTTTCTTTTTAGAATTCTTTATGGTGAAGATATAGATATTGCATATCCAAAAGATAATATGATTGCACCATCTCAATCTAAATGGTTAGAGTATACAGTTTTACATTTACATTCAACAAAGAACTTATTAGAATACGAAAAAGGAAAAATAGTTAAACGAGATAACGAACAAAACATAGTCACCGAAATACAAGCAGACAATATTGTTAGAGTAAGTTCTGGAGAAGGAGAAAATGTTTATAGAGTTACAATCATGGAGCCTTATCTTGGTTCTTTAAATATTGGTGACTCTGTAGAATTACAATCAAGAGAAGACAGTTTAAAATTTCACATTGCAACAATTAGAGGTATAGTATCAGACCTTGATAATACCGATAGTAACATGCTTATCAGTCTTGAGAATGGGACAGGGTTTGCTTCAACAGAATCAGATGATACAGAAGGATTTGAATTAGAAAACGAAACTGTTGGAGATATATTACTATTAGAAGCAGGAACACAATCAGACAACAGTGCAAACGAAGTTCATGGTAAGACACCAATCTTAGTTAGAGAAACAGTAAATACCATAAACACAGAAGCTGCAATTGGTGGTTCTGTAAAAGGTGAACTAATATCTCAAGGTTCGTTATATACAGTTTCAGATGGTGTTACAGTTGATTTACCTCAATCAGAACTTGGAGTAGGTCTATCAGCAAAAACATTAGTTGGTGAAGTAACTGATGCTAAAATAGAAAAGGTTTTAATAGACCCATCACAAAAAGGTAGTGGATATAGTAATGGGGATTTAGTAGTATTTGATAATAGAGGTAGTGGTGGTACACTTGCACAAGGTGTTATAACTTCTACATCTGGAGACATACTTTTAGAAAGTGGAACTACATTTGGTTCACTTGAATTTGTTTCAACTGCTGGACAAACTACATTTTCTGGAAATGACAGATATGGAAATCCATTAGTTTATGACCCAGAGAAAGTGATGGTCAGAGTTAAAAGGGCAAATGCATCTCAAAACATAGTTGCTCAAGGTGGTAATATTAACTTCTCAGTTTTTGAAGAAGTTAGAGGTACTGCAAATGTAGGTCTTAATGGATTGTCTATTGTGTTTACAGGAACTTATGCACAAAATGGACATGCAAACTATGTTGGTAATGCTGGTACTATCATCGAAGTGTTTGCACAACCAGAAGAAACAACTTTAATTTTAGAAGATGGATTACAATCAACTGGAGAAAACAAATTATTATTTGACCAGTCTGGTGCAAACCCAACAGGTGCAATAGAAAGAATTAGAATTACAACAAGTGGAGTAGGATTTACATCACTCCCAAGAGCATATCCAGGCGGTGAAGTATTTTATTCTGAAAAAGTAACTCCTAATTTTACAATAGGAGAAACAGTCACATCTGGAAGTACGACTGGTATTCTGGTTGAACATGATACAGAAGTAAAAAAACTTGTCATAGGTAAACTACACACTACAACCGATACTACAACATTTAGTGTAGGTGATACAATAACAGGGTCGACCACTTTACCAGAAGGTGGAAATCCAACTTGTACAGTAGTTCAAAATAGTTTTACAATAGGTAAGGGTGCAAAACTTTTACCTTATGGTGATTCAATTGGAAAGATTGGAAAACTTAGAGTTATAGAAGAAGGAAATCATTTTGATAAATCTTCTGGTATTCCAAATTATCAAAACCATTTTATTTATGGTAGAGCATCTGGAACTCCAGTAATAAACACAACAGTTACAGGTGGTGCTAGTGGTGCAACAGGTACAATTAGAAAAGTAGATAGTGATAAACAAATTGTGTCTATGGATTTAACAACTGGTATGTTTGTAAAAGGTGAAACTATAACTGCATCTGATAATGTAACATTTGATTTACTGGAAGGTAATCCAGCAACTGCAGCTGCAAAGAATTCTTCTATTGCAAAATTAGATGGAAACTATTCAAGTGATGTAGGTTTCCCATCAGTAACAGGACAAAGAATACAAGACTCTAAATTCTATCAAACACATTCATATGTTATTAAGGTTGGAAGAACAATTAATGATTATCGTTCAGTAGTAAAACAATTATTGAATCCAGCAGGTACAATCTTCTTTGGTGAAGTTGCAATTACAAACCTAATTGATGGTAGTGCAGAAACATATAGAAGTGGTTCTAATACAGAAGGATTTGATGGGGATAGAGTTACAAGGTCATTTATACCAACACTTTATATTGGTTCAAAAATTGACCCAGCAAAAGTTGTTCTAGAAGATGGAACAACTGCATCTGGAGATGAAGATGTATTCTATGGTAACGAAGAAAACATAATATTAGAAGATACTTCTGGTGTAATGGTTACAGAAAGATTCCTTGCAGATGATAGATTAAAAATAACTCTTTCTACAGGAAGTATGTCACCAGCTGGTGCAAGAGACTTTACTATAGGTGAAAGAGTATCACAACAATTATTTAAAACTGCATCTGGAGATATAGGAACAATTACAGGTAGAGTAGTAGATAGAGAAAGAGATGGAAGTGGTAATCTAATTGCAGACCCATCATTTATTCTTGTAGACCAAATACAACCAGACCATGTTGCAATGAAAAGGTTTATAGTAGAAGGTAATAGTCATGCAGATGGTTTATTTCTAATTACAGGAACAGAATGGAAATCAGACCAGTCAGATACAGGTATAACATTTGTACATGGTTTAGTTGGTGAGACTTCTAGTAAGAAAGCACATGTTTCTAATGTAGAAAATAATAATGTTAAAACAGACCAAGGCTCTGGTCAAGGGTTTATAGTTGGTTCTGATATTACCGAATCTGATGTTGGATTGTATGATAGAATTATTCGTGCAAATGTACAAGCACATGGTAGTGAAGTTGTAAAAGAATTAGAGATACTACCACATTATGTACATCATCGAATATATTATACCACACTTAATAATGCAATTACAATAGGTCAAACAATTAAAAATAATAATGTATTAGGTCGTGTTATGGAACACGATACAGTTAATAAATTTATTATTGTCTGGACAGGTTCAGATTTATTTGGTTCGAATGTAGGAAACTTTACTACAAGTGTAGTTACAAACGAAGCAGGAAATACAACACACTTTACTGCAACATCTGTAGAGTTACATAATCCAGTTAATGGAATAGTAGAAGTTGACTTAGGACACAACTCTCCAGTATCAGTTCCATCTAGACCAAGTGGTGTTTATGCAGCTACTAAAAATGAATTTTATATAGGTGCAAACAGACAACAAAGAAAGAACATTACAATACTACAAACCTTTGCAACTGCAACTGCAAGGTCTGGTAAAACATTAACAGTTGTTCCAGATATTAATGAAGTTGTAAATCAACATGGTCTAAGAGGTAGTGCAAATGCAACTACTATTGCATATACAGGTGGATTAGATTGGGGTGAAACAATTAAGAGTGCAAGTAGAGATTCTATAATTAATAATCTTGCAACAGGAAATAGTAATCACAATGTTCCATCCGATGCAAAAAGAATTAACTCAGTTGCAAATGTTGATGAAGAGTTTATTATAACAGAAGATGGTTCATATCTAATAGAAGAAATAGATAATGGATTCTTGATGTTTGAACCAGAACCAGAAAATTACAATTCAGTTATTGTTGGTACTCATCAATACTTTGGTAAGAAAAGAGCAATAGACCCAACAGAAGAATTGATGCTAGAAACTGGTGGTAGACTTGCATTAGAAATTGCAACAGATATAGAAGAACATGAAAGATTTGTGACTGAAAGGTCATTTAACTTGGGTTCATATTTTACTAAAACCGAAGACCAAGATACAATGGTATACGAGGATGGTACTAGAATAATCCAAGAAAATGCAATATCATTTGGTGAACCAGTCGAAAGAATTGGCCCAACACTAGGTGACCTTGCAAAAATAGGGTTCTCTCAAACCCTTATAAAAGAAGAGAACATAATACAAGAAGGTGGAGATGATATACTCATGGAAAATGAGGGTGGTAAAATACTTATAGAAGCTCCATATGAAGGTGTTAAATTTAGTGATATAAGTACCTTATATCCAAATAGAAGTGTTTCTGATTTACAGGAACACAAAGGTAGAAGTATGATATTGAATCATCCAGCAAGTGTACAGATAGACACTGGGACTGCATTAGGAATGGCAACAGGTACATAAAGTTTTAAACTTATGTCAAATCTGATGACTAAATACATATAAATACTTAATAGAAATAATTTTTTAACTTAGTTAGATAGAGGAAAGGAACAAATGGCAGCGATAATTACAGAAAAATTTCGTCTCCACAATGCAAAGGAATTTAGAGCAAGTGCTCAATCTGATGGAACAAATCAGATGTACATGTTTATTGGAAGACCTTTAAGTTGGACAGATGATAATAACCCGCCTACTCCAGTAGACTCTCTAAATGATGAGTATGATGCATATGCAAATATGACTGCTTTGAAAGAGGTTGCATCAACTGATGTAAGTCATGCCATTATCCGAAGAGACTGGACAACAGGAACAATTTATGACGAGTATCGTCATAATTATACTTCAAGCAACACTGCAAACAGTGGTGCTACAACACTATGGGCATCAACATTTTATGTTGTGACCAGTGATTACAATGTGTACAAGGTAATCTCAAATAATGGTAATGCACAATCAACTGCAATGCCAACAGGTACAGGTACAGCAATTATAACAACAGGTGATGGATACAAATGGAAATATATGTATAGTATATCTGCATCCGATGTTATTAAATTTGTAACATCAGATTTCATACCAGTTAAAACAATTGGTGCTAAACTTGCTGTAGCAGGTGATGTTGGTGGACTAAATGCTGAAGCTACTGATGATTTATCTACACAATGGGATGTAGAGAAGGGTGCAACAGATGGTAAAATAGAACATGCAAGAGTCACAACAGGTGGTTCTAACTATGGTGCTAATGGAACATCTAATGTTGCAATTAGTGGAGATGGTGCAACTGGTTCACTTACAGTAACAGTAGCATCTGGAGTTATAACATCAGTAACAGTAAACAATGGTGGTTCTGGTTATTCAGTTGCAAGTATAGACAATGCATTACTTAGAACTGCAACAAGTTCAAGTGGTTCTGGTGCAGTATTTGATATTATAATCAGTCCTAAAAATGGACATGGTGCAGACCCAGTAGAAGAATTAGGTGGAAACTATGTTATCGTAAACTCTCGTTTAGAATATGCAGAGGGTGCTGGTGACTTCCCAACAGATAACGACTTTAGACAAATTGGTCTAGTTGCAAAACCAACAAACAAAGGTGGTCATGTATTATCGACTGCCTCAACATTGAGTGCTTTAAACAGATTTACATTTAATTCTGGTGCAACAATGCCAACAGTTGATGATTATATTGCAAATGCTGGAACGATTGCAGCTGGAACAGCAGTTGGTAGAGTGATATCTGTAGACTCAACAAATAGACATATTTATTATTTACCAGCAGTAGATTCAGTTGGAAACTTTAATGCATTTGCAAGTTCAAATACTGTACATGCTGGAAGTTCAACTGGTTCACTTGCAAGTAAAGGAACAATCAGTGCTGTAAGTACTGCATATCCAGAAATACAAAGAAACTCTGGTGATATAGTGTACTTAGAAAACAGAGGTGCAGTAGCAAGGGCTGCTGACCAGATTGAGGACATTAAACTAATAATTGAAATGTAGGATAACTAACAGTGGCTCAAAAAACAGACCTTAATGTTAGTCCTTATTATGATGATTATGCAGACTCGAAGAATTTTCATCGAGTTCTGTTTAAACCATCTGCTGCGATACAGGCTAGGGAACTAACACAATTACAAACAATACTTCAAAATCAAATTGAAAGATTTGGTTCACACATCTTTAAAGAAGGTGCAATCATTCTTGGTGCAAGAACCAATTATGATAACCAATATTTTGGAGTAAGAGTTGAAGACAATAATCCAAATGGAAGTGGTGTTACATCGGCAGAATCTTTTCGTACTGCATCTGTAGGTAAGTTTTATCAAGGATTAACTTCTGGTGTTGTAGGTAAGGTTGTAAATTCAAGTCAAAAAACAACAACTGATAATATAACATTACATGTTAAATATCAAAGAACTGGTAATGTTGGTTCTGTATTTTACACTGAATTCCAAGATGGTGAAACATTAAATGAAGTATCTCAAGATGCAAATGGTCTTGGTGGATATACTTCTACAGCTTCAAACAATCAATTTAAAGTTATTACAATAAGTGGTTCTACAGATATAGGGTCAATGGTTGGTTCGTCTGCAAGTATATCCGAAGGTATTATATACACCAGAGGTATGTTTGTCAAGGTGCCTGCACAGACAATTATTTTAGAAAAATATTCTAACACACCATCCTACAAGGTTGGTGTAGATATTGCAGAAACATTAACATCTTCTGTAGAAGATACATCATTACTAGACAATGCACAGGGGTCAACAAACGAGAATGCGCCAGGTGCTGATAGATTAAAAGTACAATTAACTCTTGCAAAGAAATCATTAACTGCAACAGACTCAACAGATTTTATAGAGTTAATGAGATTATCTGGTGGAGAGGTTACAAAGAAACAAGAAATTACAGAGTACAACAGATTACAAGAAACTCTTGCAAGAAGAACATTCGATGAGTCTGGTGATTACACATTACAACCTTTTACTTTAGGTTTTAGAGAACATTTAAATAACTTATCAAACAATGGTGTATACACACTAAGTGATTCTCCTAAAGGAGACATAAGTAAATTCATTACTGTATTATCTGCTGGTAAAGCATATGTTAAAGGATTTGAAGTAGATAAACAAACACCTACATTCTTAGAGTTAAATAAAGCACGAACAACATTATCAAAAACAAATGTTCAATCTCCATTTAGAATTGGAAACTTTTTAAAAGTTAATAATGTATATGGTTTACCAGATATAGGTTCTAATGGAAACCTACTACCACACAACCCAATAAATCTTTATGATAAATCAGTAGGTTCATCTTCTGCATCTGCTGGTAGTGGACAACATATAGGATATGCAAGAGCAAGAGCATTTGAAGGTGATTCAGATTCAACAAATAGTGAACTGTATTTATTTGATGTACAAATGTTTACAAAAATTACTGTTGGTTCTGCAATCAGTTTAGCAAAAGGTCAAAAAGTATTAGGTGCAACTTCTGGTGCAACAGGTATTGTTGCAGCTGCAGTATCATCTGGAACAACTGTTTTAGTACATAGTATTGTAGGAACATTTCAGAGTAATGAAAGTTTAAGAAAACATAATACTGCAACTGGTGCTCAAACTATATCAGCAATAAGAACATATGATGTAAGTGCAATAAAAAGAACCTCACAATTAAGGGGTAGTGGTTTATCACCAAACTTTGGTGCTGATATTATATTAGATGACAACTTCTTATTAAGTGGTACTGGATTTGGTGGTGATGGAAATTCAGATGGTGCTGATGATGAAATTACAGGTGTTCAATCTAAATTTACCAGTGAACTAATTCAAGGAGACCAAATTCTTTTACCAGATGGTAATACAAGAATTGTAGATGTTGTAACAGATAATGATACTATAGAAGTAGATGATTTAAATGCAACTTTCAATGGTCAGATAGTAAGACAAAGAGCAAAATTTTATAAACCAAACCAAACAGTTGCAATTTCTGGATTACCTAATACAGGTATTAAGACAATAACTCAAGACAGTGAACAAGTTAAAAGACAATTTATAGCAACCTCTACTGGAAGTAATGTTTGTCAAATAAGTATATCCGATGGAACATTCTCTTCTTATGATGAAGATAGATTTTCTGCTGAAGTTGGTGGTACTTTACTTACATTAAAAAATTCTGGTTCTGGGACAGGTTTAGTTAGTGGTGCTGGAACTTCTACATTAAACATTAATGTGGGTGCAGCGACTACTGCATGTAAAATTATTGCAACAATAGACAGAACAGGTCAAACTGCAAAGTCTAAAACCTTACAGAAAGGTTCTGTTGTTACAGTTACAGATGCAAATAACACTTCTTTATATGGTGATTCATATACACACCAAGATGTAACACTAGGTGTCCCAGATGTACTTAAAATAAGAGGAGTTTTTGAGGGTGGTAATGCATTAAACCCAAGTGGTGATGGAGCGACTTTTGTAACTACACCTAACCCACCATCATTTGTATATACTGCATCTTCACCAACTGTTCAGAATGCATTGTCTGATAAAGGAACAGAAGTTGTAGGTAGTGTTTCAAATGCAAGAGGTGTTCTTATAGAGAACGATGGTGGTATATGTTATTTCTATTATAAAAAGAACTCTGTAAAATTCCAAAACAATGAAGAAATTACATTTAATGATGGAACTGAAAAGTCTGGAACACTTGCTGGTTTAACAGTAGGTTCAAAAGATATTACAAATAACTATTTATTTGATGATGGTCAAAGAGATGGATATTATGGTATATCAAAAATAACTAGAAAGAAAAATGCACCAGCACCAAATGCACCTATTATGATTGTGTTTGATTATTTTACACATGGTTCTGGAAACACATTTACACAAGCATCATATAGTGATTTAGATATCGACCAAGTACCAAATTATGTTGCAGATAGGTTTGACCCAAGTGCATCGTTTGATGTAGATGGTGATTTCCCACTTGCAGATTCTATAGACTACAGACCAGTTGCATCTAGATTACTTTCAACTACACCAGATAACGATGTTAGTTCTCCACAAGATGTTTCTAGTATTAGTGCAAATCCATTTAACTATGGACATACTACATTCGAAGGAGTTTCATCAACAACATATGGTGGTTCAACTGTAGACCTTGCAAAAATCGGTAGTAACATGCAAGTAGATTACGAACATTACTTACCAAGAGTTGACAGAGTATTTTTAACATCACAAGGTGATTTTGTAGTGGTTAGTGGAGACCCATCTGAAAATCCAAAGAAAGGGCCTAGACTTGATAATGCAATAGAAATTGCAGAAATACAAGTACCAGCATTTACACCAAATGTAGGTGATATAAAATCAAAATTAGTACAACATAGAAGATATACCATGAGGGATATTGATGGTATTCAAAAAAGATTATCACAATTAGAAACAGCAGTTTCACTTACTATGTTAGAAGAAAAGACACAAACATTACAGGTTTTAGATGACGAAGGATTTGATAGATTTAAATCTGGTTTTGTTGTCGACCCATTTAAAGGTCATGGAGTAGGAGATGTATTCCATCCAGACTATGGTGTTGCAATAGATAAAAAACAAGGTATTGCAAGACCATCACATAGAACTAATTATTTTGATATGGAATATAATAGTGGTGCATCATCATTAGTTACTAAAAGTGGTGACCTAATTACATTACCATTTACAGAAGTAGAATATATAAATGCTAATAAAGCATCACAACAATTAAATGTTAATCCATACGATGTTGCAAACTTTGTAGGTAGACTAGAACTAAGTCCAGACAAGGATGTTTGGCATGACTTAGAACAACTTCCAAGTATAACAACTTCAGCAGAAGGAAACTTTGATGCAATACTTGCTGGTGTTGAAGTAGGAACAGTTTGGAATGATTGGCAAACAACATGGGTTGGAGAACCTATTGTAGTAACAGATACAGATGAATTTTTAGATGGAGTAATGCAAGGAAACGACTTAGGTAGAGAAGATTTTGACTTGGGTGGTTTCATGGGAAGAGGTTTCAGAAACAGAATTAGAGATGAGTTTGGAGTTGGAAGAGCTAGAAGAGGTGTTAATACTACAATCACTAGAACAATTCCTACAAGAGAAACAAGAACAGGTGTTATAACTAATGTTGTAGAAGACATTACAACAACACGAAATGACAGGATTGTTGGTATATCTGTAATTAATTTCATGAGAGAAATTGATATAACAATAACAGGTGAATTATTAAAACCAAATACTGCATTAAATGTATTCTTTGATAATATAAAAGTAAATGCACATTGTACTCCAGCATCTTCTTCATATGGTGTAGGTGGTGCAACTGCAAAAGGAACACAATTAGTTTCAGATAATCAAGGTAAATTAAGTGCAACATTTAGTATACCTAATAACGATACATTAAGATTTGAAACTGGTATTAGAACATTAAAAGTTACTGATACTGCAACAGTCGATAGTGCATTATCAACTACTTCTGCATTTACAAACTTCTTTGCAGATGGTTCATTAACATCTCAAGAAACAGAAATTACAAATACTAGAAATGGTAGACTTGTTGAAGAAAACCAAAGTGAAAGTAGGGCAGGACAATTAGTAACTACAAATACAACTACAAGATGGGTCGACCCACTTGCACAATCATTCTTAGTTGAAGATGAAGAAGGTGTGTTTGTAAATTCAATAGAAGTATTCTTTAGTGCAAAAGATGGTGGTGGATTACCAGTAACATGTTCAATTAGACAAATGTTAAATGGTTCACCTACACAAAAAATTATGCCATTTGCAGAAAAGACATTGTATCCAAGTCAGATTACAACAAGTGCAAATGCATCTGTTGCTACTAAGTTTACATTCCCATCACCAGTTTATTTAAACCCAAATACAGAATACTGTTTTGTACTTGAATCAAACTCAAATGCATATTTAGCTTGGGTAGGTCAAATGGGTGACTTTGATGTATTAACAAAAGAACCTATTGATAAACAACCATATGCTGGTGTGTTATTTAAATCACAAAATAGTTCTACTTGGACTCCAGAACAAATGCAAGATTTGAAATTTAAAATCAATCGTTCTAAGTTCTCATCAACTGGTACAATTGTATTAGAGAATAAAGCAATTCCAAGTAAAAAATTAAAAACCAATCCAATAGAAGTATTCTCTGGAGATAGAGATAGAATTAAAGTACATCATTTATCACATGGTATGTATGATGATGATTCTAATGTAATCATATCTGGTGTTGAGGGTGATAAAACAAATGGTATTTTATCAGTAACAGTTGCAAGTCCAACTGGAACAGGAGTTCATAATAGTGGAACACCTTACACAGGAAAAGTTGGAGCTACAAATAACGATGGAGTTGGTGCAACATTTGATATCACATTAAGTAATAATACTACTATATCAAACATAACAATTAATAATCCAGGCAATAATTTCGGAGTTGGTGATACAATTACAATCGACCAAGACCAAGTTGGTGGTTCTGCTGGAACAACATTTTGTGTAATAACAGTTGCATCTATTGAAGACACTTTAGGTGGAATACCAATTAGTAAAATTAATGCAACACATGACTGGACAGGTAAGTCTCCAACAAGAGATATGGATTCGTATGAATTTAATTTAGATTTAGGTTCTTCAAGTGGTTCAATGCATAAAGGTACGACAGAAAGTACTAGGGCTGGTGGAACATCAGTTCTTGCATCAGAAAATATGTACTTTGATGTACTTCACACATTAGTACCAAATGTAATATATCCAAAAACTTTAATAACTGCAAACATGTTTAAAACAAGTACTGGTGGTGTAAATGCAACATCAACTGCAAATAGTTATTCATTAAATAGTACATCACAATCAATCGTTTTAAATGATAATAACTTTATGACCACTTCTGGTATTGTTGCATCTCCAGTTAATGAAACAGGTGAGATGTCTGGTAAAAAATCATTTAAATTAGAACTTTCTTTAACATCTGCATCTGATAAAGTATCACCAGTAGTAGATGTTGGTGCTATTGGTGCAAACACTATTATGAATAGGATTAACCATGTAAGTAGTCTTACTGATATTGCAAATGGTTCTTCTGGATTTGTTGAAGGAACAGAACCAGAAGGTGATAACAATGCATCAATATATTGTACAAGACTAATACAATTAGAAAATCCAGCATCACAATTAAAAGTTATATTTGATGGATACAAACCAGCAGGAACTGCTGATGGTGAAATCAAAACATATTACAAACTACTTACAGCAGATAGTACACTTCCAGTAGAAGAATTAGGTTGGGTAGAATTTGGAACAACTAATGTTCCAGATGCAGACTCAAGTAAGTTTAGGTCATATGAATATGATGCAGAGAACTTAGATGAGTTTGTAGGATTTGCAATTAAGATTGTAATGAAAAGTAAAGACACAACAATGCCTTGTGCCATAAGAGCATTTAGAGGATTAGCACTTGCGTAAGAAAGTAGAAGGACATAATCATCTTGTTAAAGATGAGTTTAGTAAAGCTGTTATAAATACTGATAGTAATGGTTATGCTTTATATAAAAAAAGAAGAACTATAATGCAAGTAAAGAATAATGAAATACAGGAATTAAAATCAGAGGTCACAGAATTAAAAATGATGATGTCAAAAGTTTTGGAACAGTGTAATGTCAAATAGTATTAATAACAATCAAACCCTAGAAGAATTTAGACTAGCATACAACGACCTTGTAGATGAGGTTGGTGGAATAGGTTCACTTAGAACAAGTCAAAAAGGTTCAGTTGTAGATGCAGTCAATAGTATCATAGACCAGTATTTCTTTTTTCAAGATTTCGAATACGATGGTTCAGATGGTTCAAGTTCAAATAGAACATTTAGTGGTTCAGATAACTTTAGTAAAACATTAAACTATTCAGTAAATAGATTACTAGTATTTAAGAATGGAGTACTACTTAGAAATGGTACAGACTACTCTGCAGCCAATGGTACAAGTATTACTCTTTCATCTTCAGCTGCAAACTCTGATATTATAAGAATAACATCTTTTACAGGTTCTTATGAAGGAACTGCTGGTGCAACTGAAGCTGCAACAACACAATGGACAAAAACTGGTGGTGGTTCAATATATAACCATGACACTACTGCTGGTGTAGTTATTAACTCAGATGATACTGGTGTTGTTACAACTCCAGCTTCTGGATATGGAATTCAATTAGAATCAGATGGTTCAAACATTTATTTAAATACTGGTGGAACTTCAAAAGAAGTATTTGTAAATGGTAATTTAAATTTAACAAGTGGTGCAACTATTAAAGTAAATGGTTCACAAATTACTTCTTCTGCAATATCTGGATTCGATGCAGCTGTCAGAGGAAAAATTAGTGCAAGTGGAGATATCACATATAATAATTCAACTGGTGTAATTTCATTCAGTCAAGCAGGAGCTCCAGTAACAAGTGTATTTGGTAGAACTGGTGCAGTTGCATTAACAACAGCAGATGTCACAGGAGTTGTTAATACTTCAAACTTAACAGAAAATACAAATTTATTCTTTACAAACGAAAGAGTAGATGACAGAGTAAATGCATTATTACAAGCTGGAACAAACATGTCATTATCATATAATGATTCAGCTGGTACACTTACAATTAATTCTTCTGGTAAAACTCAAGAAGAAATCGAAGATATTGTTGGTACAATGTTTACATCTAACACTGAGAATGGTCTTAGTGTAACTTATGATGACTCAGATGGTACTTTAGATGTTGATGTAGATGATTTCTCAATTACTTTAACAGGAGATGTTACAGGAACAGGAACAGTTACAAATTTAGGTAATGTATCTTTTGCAACTACAGTTGCAGCTAATTCAGTTGCACTTGGAACAGATACTACAGGAAACTATGTTGGTACATTAACAGCAGGAACTGCTTTAACATCAAGTGGTGCAACTTCTGGTGAAGGTATTGCACATAGTATAAGTTTAGATAACACTTCTGTAACAGCAGGTTCATATGGTTCTACAACTGCAATTCCAACATTTACAGTTGATGCACAGGGAAGATTAACTGCAGCTAGTACTGTAACAGTAGACACATATTCTGGTTGGAGTGCTGGTGGTGATTCTGGTGCTGGAACAGTTCCAGAAGGAACAACAATCAACTGGATTGGTGGAGAAGGTATTGATACATCATTCTCTGGAACAACTTTAACAATAGCTGGTGAACTTGCAACTACAACTAATAAAGGTGTTGCATCATTTAATTCAACAGACTTCTCAGTATCAAGTGGTGTAGTAAGTATTGTTCACGAACATATCGAAGATATTGTTGGTGGAATGTTATCTGGTAGTGGTGGAACATCTGTAACTTATAATGATGGAACAGGTGTGGTTACAATTAATTCTACAGCTCCACATTATACATCTGCAATTGCTGTAGGTGATGGTGGACTAACTCAAAAGAACTTCACAACTACTCTTAAAACCAAACTAGATGGTATTGCAGCTAATGCTACTAATACTGCAGCTCCACACTATACATCTGCGATTGCTGTAGGTGATGGTGGACTGACACAGAAAAACTTTACAACTACTCTTAAAAATAAACTAGATGGTATTGCAGCTGGTGCTACTAATACTGCAGCTCCACACTATACATCTGCAATTGCTGTAGGTGATGGTGGATTAACACAAAAGAATTTTACTACCACACTTAAGAATAAACTAGATGGTATTGCAGCTGGTGCTACAACATACACTTCTAACCAAGCAACCAATACTAACTCTACAGTTCTATTTGGTGAAGTTAGGTCATCTGGTAATATTACTGCATACTACTCAGATGATAGATTAAAAACTAGATTGGGTAGTATAAAAAATCCATTAGATAAAGTATGTTCATTAAATGGTTTCTATTTTAAACAAAACGAAAAGGGTAATGAAATTACTCCACAATATGAAGACATGATGCAAGTTGGTATTTCTGCACAAGAAATCAAGTCAGTTCTTCCAGAAGTTGTAGTTGAAAATGCAATAGAAGACCAATACGACAGTGTTCACTATGATAAAGTAGTTCCTCTACTTATCGAAGCAATCAAAGAACTCAAATCAGAAATAGAAAGTTTAAAGTCTTAAATCGTATAAATACTACTTAGATAACATCAAAAGGTAGTTTTTTTATGGCAAGTGTAAGTAACTTATATATAGACCAAGGCAGTGACTTCGAAATCACATTGAGCCTTACTGATTCTGTAGATAATGCACTTAATTTAACAAGTGCATCTTTTTTGGGACAAGTAAGAAAATCTCATGGAAGTAATACAGTTAAGGCTACATTTACAACAACCAATGATGGGACTGGTGGGAACTTAACAGTAAAACTCACCGATGTCCAAACAGCTGCATTAGAATCTGGAAGATATGTTTATGATATTATTCAGACTGCTAGTGATGGATTAAAAACAAGATTGATAGAGGGACAATTGATTGTTACCCCAAGTGTAAGTAGGAGTTAATAATGTCAACTATAAAAGTTCAAGTTGCTAACCCTACCAACAAACAAGTTAAACAGGTAACTGTTGGTAAGATGGATGCATCTACTGTACAAATGAACGATTTGTCAAATGTAGATACAACTACTGTAACACTTCAAAGTGGGACTACCCTTATATATGATGCAAGTACAAGTAAGTTTGAAGCTGCCAATACTATAGATGGTGGGACTTACTAAAGAATTATATTAGGAGAAAATAATGTCAACAGTAATTCAGATTAAAAGAAGCACAGGTGTTTCTGCCCCTACTACATCTGAACTTGCACAAGGAGAACTAGCCTATTCAATGGATGCATCGAATAGTGGTGCTGGTGCAATTCTTTATGTAGAGTCTCAGAACAGTGGTGGTAGTGCAGTAATACAAAAATTAGGTGGTAAATATTATACAGATATCTTAGATGGTTCAACACCAACACCAGCAGATTTCAAAGTAGGGAATGGAAACTCGACTGGTGGTAGTTTAAAACTATATGAAGATTCCGATAATGGAACAAACTTTACTGCTATTAAAGCTGCAAACACGATTGCATCAGATGTAACATATACACTTCCAAGTGCAGATGGTACAAATGGTCAATTCCTTAAAACAGATGGTTCTGGAGCTTTAAGTTTTGGAACAGTCACAAGTTCATTATCAATAGCTGCAGATTCTGGTTCTAATGATACATTCAATACTGGTGAAACTTTAACTTTTGCTGGTGGAGAGGGTATTGATACAACAGTATCTAATAACCAAATATTGATTGCTGGTGAAGATGCATCTACATCCAATAAGGGTGTTGCATCATTTAACAGTTCACACTTTAGTGTATCCAGTGGTGCAGTCTCACTTGCAGCTGCATTGTTAGTAACTGAATCCGAAGGGATTGGGTCTAATGATAACGATACAACATTACCTACATCAGCTGCAGTTAAAGACTATGTAGATTCCAATGTTACAGCACAAGATTTAGATTTTGCTGGTGACTCTGGAACAGGTGCAACAGATTTAGATTCTCAATCATTTACAATTGCTGGTACAGCAAATGAGATTGAGACTTCTGCAAGTGGTCAAACACTTACAGTTGGACTACCAAATAATGTAACAGTAGGAAACAACCTTACAGTTACAGGTAACTTAACAGTTAATGGTACACAAACACAAGTTAATAGTACAACAGTCACAGTTGATGACCCAATCTTCACAGTTGGTGGAGACTCTGCCCCAGGCTCTGATGATAACCTTGATAGAGGTATGGAGTTTAGATGGCATAATGGTTCAGCTGCAAAATTAGGTTTCTTTGGTTTCGATGATAGTACAGGTAAATTTACATTTATCCCAGATGCAACAGATTCTTCTGGTGTTATTTCTGGAACAAAGGGTAACCTTGACATTGGTGGATTAGACCTTGCTGGTTCAATCACAAGTGTTGATGGTTCTGCCCCAACTGCTGGTCAATTATTAATTGGTCATGGTGGAAATGGAGACATGGTTCTTGCAACATTAACTGCTGGTGAAGGTATGGATGTCACCAATGCAAATGGAAGTATTACTCTTTCTGGTGAAGATGCAACAACCTCTAATAAAGGTATAGCAAGTTTTGCAAGTTCAAACTTCACAGTTTCATCTGGTGCAGTTTCAATCTCTGCAATAGATGGTGGTAGTTATTAATAACTAGGAGTTTATTATGAATGGAAAAATCTGGAATACAGTAAATACTAAATCAGTTTCCCATATTGATAGGTTGTTAGACATTCAAATCCCAAATGAGGTTATGGATGCATTATACATTCCTATTGATTCAAAGGTTTTTATTAGTGATGGTGGAAATTTTAAAGCTAAACTCAAATTAGATAATTCTGAGGGTGGTAGAGAAATCCAACTAGGATTTAAAGTAGATGGTTCTACACCAACAAATGGATGGTGGGAATCTACATCTCCTTTAGTTGAAAGAACAATAAAAGATGTTCCAAATGATGTTTTAAACTATTTGGGACTTGGTTTTGCAGATGACCAGATTAATATCAAATATACTGTAGACACTTCTACATGGAGTGCAGTTTTAGAAAAAGTATCTGTTATATAACAGAGTAAATATAGGGTATATACCCTAATGAAATAGTGAGTGACATATGACACAAACAGTCCAATTAAAAAGGTCTGCTTCTGCTGGTGCAATTCCAAGTACATCTGATTTACAATTAGGTGAACTTGCAATCAACACCTATGATGGTAAGGCATACATAAAGAAAAGTGTAGGTGGAACACAATCTGTAGTCGAAGTGGGTGCAGATGTATCCTCAGACATGTCTGATATGGTGCATTACTTATTTAATGCAAGTGCAAACCAAACAACATTTTCTGGTACAGATGCAAATTCTGAATCCTTATCGTATACTGCTGGAAGTATTGCTGTATTTCTTAATGGGGTATTTTTAGACCCAGATGATTATACTGCAAGTAATGGAACATCAATAGTACTAGATGATGGTGCAAAGTCATCCGATTATCTTGAAGTCATTGCATGGAAAACTCAAGTTACTTCTGGTTTATTTACAGGTATAACACATTACGAATTCACTGCAACTGCAAACCAAACAGTATTAAATGGTGCAGATGAAAACAGTGTAACTTTATCATATACACTTGGTAAAGTATTAGTATTTCTAAATGGTGTTCTTATGGACAATAGGTCTGGTAAAGATTATGTAGAAACAAACACTTCTACTATAACATTTAATGCTGGTCTACAAGTAAATGATACAGTCGTTATAAAATCGTATTCTGGTACTGCACCATTTTCAAGATTTCAATTCGATGTAACATCATCTCCAGTTTCAAATTTAACTGGTTCAGATGCAAATGGAAATACATTAAGTGTCATTCCCAAGTATACACAAGTATTTGTGAATGGTGTCTTAGTAAAAAAAGGACAATGGTCTTCTGGAAGTGGAACTACAATAACTTTTAGTGAAGCACTTAACGACCCAAACTATGTTGTTGATATAATCGATTATGGTTATCCAACACCAGAAGTTAATTTGTTTTTAGACACAGTTCCTTTTTTAGGTGGTCAGTTAGATACTAATGGAAAAGAAATAATTTCAAGTGGGACTGATTCAGTCACACTAAAACCATCTACTTATGTAGATGTTCAAGATGGGCCAGTGCATTTAGAAGTACTTGCATCCGACCCATCTGGAGTCACTAATCGTGCATCCATATATTCAAAGGATGTATCAAGTAGTGCAGAGTTGTTTGTGAGAGATGAAGCAGGTAATGTTACCCAAATCTCTCCACATAACACCGAAGGAGAATGGGTATACTACTCTGAGAATAGTATAACAGGAAAAAGATTTAAAGTCAATATGGAAAAGATGATTCGTAAATTACAAGAAATCACTGGTGAAAACTTCATTGAAATAGATGAATAATATAAATAACTATAAAGGATTTAATTAGGGAGAAACTATAAAATGCCAACTAAAGCAAGATATCTTGCAGACCTTTTAAATGCATCTGGAGAACTAGATTCCACTGGTGCAATTGAAGCGATACAAGACCAGATTTCAAGTCTGTTCGCTGCTGGTTCACATACAGGTATATCATTTTCATATAATGATGGAAGTGGTACATTCAGTGCAACAGTAGGAGCAGAATTTATACAAGATACAGTGGGAGCTATGTTTAGTTCTAACACTGAAACTAACATAACTGTAGGTTACGAAGATGGTGATGGAACTATCGACCTTGCAGTAGAACAACAACTTAACAACACATCTGCACCATACTACCATAAAGTTGTAGTTACAGTAAGTGCTGGTAAGTTCTTATTAGATGGTGGTTCACAACAAACAGCAAAACTTTCTCCCAATGTTGTTTATAGGTTTGACCAATCAGCTGGTAGTAACTCATCACATCCTTTAAGATTCTCAACAACATCCGATGGTACACATGGTGGTGGTTCAGAAATATCTGCTGGAACAACTATCTATAATAAAGTAGGAACAGCAGGTAATGCTGGTGCATATGTAGAAGTATGTTTCGAACAAGATGCAATGAATCCACATTACTACTATTGTGCAAACCACAGTGGAATGGGTGGAAATGTTCACATAGGTGAAAACCCAAGTACAGACCATTTAGCAGAAGGTTCAACAAACCTATATCACACCTCAGAGAGAGTTCAAGATGTAGTTGGTGCAATGGTATCATCTAACACAGAAAGTGGTATAGCAGTCACTTATGAGGACTCAGATGGTACTCTAGACTTCAATGTGAATGACCCTACCATTTCTTTAACTGGAGATGTAACTGGTTCTGCAACGATGACCAATCTAGGAAACACATCTATTGCAGCTACAATTGCAGCTAACAGTGTTGCATTAGGAACAGACACAACAGGGAACTATGTACAATCAATAACTGGAACTGCAAACGAGATTACTGTCTCTGGTTCTGGTTCAGAAACAGCAGATGTAACAATTTCATTACCAGATGATGTAACAATAGGAGATGACTTAACAGTCACAGGAGATATTGGTGCAACTAACTTAACACTATCTGGAAACCTTACAGTACAAGGAAGTACAACTACAGTGTCATCTTCTACTTTACAAGTAACAGATGGTGCAGTTAAAGTATCAAAAGATAACGCTGCAAATGCAACCGACTTTGGTTTATATGGTCAATATGTTGAAGGTTCAACTACAAAATACGCAGGACTATTATGGGATGCATCTGAATCAGATAAGTTTAGATTGTTTCATGGTAACCAGTCAGAACCTACAACCACAGTAAATACTAGTGGAACAGGACATGCAACAAGTACCTTAATATCAAATGTTCAAGGTGCATTAGTAGGTAATGCATCTACAGCTTCTGCACTTCAAACTGCAAGAACTATTGCAGTAGCTGGAGATGTAGTTGGTTCTGCATCTTTTGATGGAACTGGAAACATATCACTTAGTACAACAATTCAAGCTGACTCAGTTGCATTAGGAACAGACACAACTGGTAATTATTTAACAGACATTTCAGTAGGAGAGGGATTAAATGTATCTCATACTCCAGGCGAAGGTTCAACTGCAACTCTATCAGCTGAACTTGCAACAGAAACAAATGCTGGTGTAGCAACATTCGATGGAACAGATTTTACAGTTTCAAGTGGTGATGTTACAGTAAATGCAGAAAGAATACAAGACCTTGCTGGTGCAATGTTCTCAAGTAATACTGAAACAGGTATTACTGCAACATATCAAGATTCAGATGGAACTATTGACCTTGCATTAATAGACGAAAATATACAAGACATTGCTGGTGCAATGTTTACAGGTAATACTGAGACAGGAATTACTGCAACTTATCAAGATGCAGATGGAACAGTAGACCTTGTAGTAAGTCTTTCACCATTTGATACAGGAGACTTATCCGAAGGGTCAAATCAATATCATACAACAGAAAGAGTTCAAGATGTAACAGGAGCTCAACTTGCAACAAATGGTTCACATACTGGTATAACTGCAACATATGATGATGCTGGTGATGGTGCAATCGACCTTGCATTAATATCTGAAAATGTACAAGACATAGTTGGTGCAATGTTTAGTGGTAATACTGAAACAGGAATCAGTGCATCGTATCAAGATGGTGATGGAACTATCGACCTTACAGTAAGTGGTAGTGCATCTACAATAGTATCAGACTTCACAGAAGCAGTTGAAGATGTAGTTGGTGCAATGGTAACATCTAACACAGAAAGTGGTATAGCAGTTACTTATGACGATTCAGATGGTACTTTAGACTTTGATATTGCAGACCATACAATTACTCTTGGTGGTGATTTATCTGGTAGTGCAACAATAACAAATGGTGCAAGTGCAACCTTAACTGCAACAATAGCTGCAACATCTGTAGAGAACAGTATGTTAGCAGGTTCAATTGCAAATGCAAAACTTTCAAATTCAAGTATAACAGTTTCAGATGGTTCAAATACAAGTCCAGTATCACTAGGTGGTACTTTAACTTTTGCTGGAACATCAAACGAAGTAGATGTATCAGAAAGTTCTGGAACAATTACATATGGATTACCAAGTGATGTAACAGTATCAAACGATTTAACAGTTAGTGGTAACTTAGTAGTTTCTGGTACAACAACACAAACAGGTGCTACAGTTTCAGATTCAAACTTTACAGGTTTATCAAATGCAAATACAGGAAATGCAACAGACTTTGGTTTCTATGGTAAGTATGTAGAATCATCAACAACAAAATATGCTGGTATATTCTTTGATGCATCAACAGATAACACATTTAGATTATTTACAGATACAACAGTACAACCTTCAACAACAGTAAACACCTCTGGAAGTGGATATGGTGTTGCAAATCTAGTTGCAAACATTACAGGTAATGTAAGTGGTAGTGCTGGAAGTTCAACAGGAAACTCTGCAACTGCAACTGCACTTGCAACTTCAAGAAACTTTACAGTAAGTGGAGATGCAACTACAGACTCATCACAATCATTTGATGGAACAGGTAATGTTGCATTACCAATTACACTTGCAAACTCTGGTGTATCGGCTGCAACTTATGGTGATGCAAATAGTGTTGCTCAAGTAGCAGTAGATGCAAAAGGTAGAGTAACAAGTGCATCTAGTGTAGACATTAGTATGCCTGCATCACAAGTATCAGACTTTGCAGAAGCAGTATCAGACCAAGTGGGTGCAATGTTCAGTTCAAACACTGAAAGTGGTATCACTGTAACATATCAAGATTCAGACAACACAATTGACCTAACAGTAGGTACAGTTGCATTAGGTTCTGGAACATCTGGAAACTATGTTGACAATGTTACTGGTGGAACTGGTGTTACTGTAAGTGGTAGTGCTGGTGAAGGATGGGAGCCTGCAATTAGTATTGGACAGGCAGTATCAACAACCTCAGATGTAACTTTTGCAGATATAGCTGCAACAGATGTTACTGCAAGTGGTAATGTTGTAATTTCTGGTAATTTAACAGTTAATGGTTCATCTGTAACAAACAGTTCAACAAACACAACAATTGAAGACCAACTTATAGAACTTGGAACAGGTAATTCTGGTTCACCTTCTGGTGATTCTGGTATCATTATCGAAAGAGGAAGTTCTTCAAATGCATTTATGGGTTGGGATGAAAGTGCAGATAAGTTTGTTATGGGAACAACAAGTGCAACTGGAGCCTCTAGTGGTAATTTAACAATAAGTACAGGTACTTTAATTGCAAACTTACAAGGTAATGTCACAGGAAACACTTCTGGAACTGCAGCCACAGTAACAGGTGCAGCTCAGACTGCAATTACAAGTGTTGGTACTTTAACAGGATTAGCAGTTAGTGGTAACCAAACAGTGGGTGGAACATTGGGTGTTACAGGAGCTGCAACAACAAGTTATACAACAATAGGTGCTAGTGCAAAAGCATTCAGAAATACATTTATACATAGTGCAGGGCCAGGTGGTTCAGATGGAGCAGTAGGTGATATCTGGATAACATACTCATAGTAACCATATATAATGAATGAGGAAATTGATTAATGAGTTCAAAAGTAAAAACTCCAGGCGGATGGAAAGAGACTACAGGATGGAGAGTCAAGACTCCTTCTGGCTGGAAAAAAGTAGTTGATGTAAAAAGGAAAACTCCTACAGGATGGGAATTTCAAACAGGGACTATACAGGTTCAACAACCTTTTCAGCAAAGTTTCCAACAACCTTTTCAGCAACCTTTCCAACAACCTTTTCAGCAACCATATGAGTCTACTATTAACAGACCTTCTAGTTATGAAGTAACTATACCTAGACCTACTTCATATGAACAGACAATTAATAGACCTGCTAACTTTGAACAAACAATTAACAGACCTTCTAGTTATGAAGTAACTATACCTAGACCTACAACATATGAGGTAACTATACCTAGACCTACAACTTATGAACAAACAATACCAAGACCAGCACAGTTGCAAAATAGTAGACCTGCTAACTATGAACAAACTATACCTAGACCAACTTCTTATGAGGTGACTATTAATAGACCTACTTCATATGAGGTAACTATAGGTAGACCACAGTATTTCCAAACACAGAACTATAGACCACCAAGTTATAATTTCCAAGCTCAAAACTATAGACCACCAAGTTATAATTATCAGATACAGAATTATAGACCACCTTCATACCAGATACAGAATTCTAGACCCTCTAGTTATGAACAAACTATACCTAGACCTGCTAGTTATGAACAAACTATACCTAGACCACAATATTATCAAACACAAAACTATAGACCACCTTCATATCAGATACAAAACTATAGACCACCAACATATCAGATACAGAATTATAGGCCTGGTGCATATCAAGTACAGTCATATCAAGGTGGACATCCTAAGTTTGGATATGGTGCTGGGTATTCTCAAGTACCATCTGCTCAGTTAGCAAATACACCTACTAGTTTCAACCCAATTTATAATCCAAATGGGCCATGGGGTAATTTACCTAATTATTATCAGACAACTGGAAGTAGACCACAGTATTTCCAAACAACTGGATATAGACCACAGTACTTCCAGACTCAGAACTATAGACCACCAACATACGAGGTAACTATACCTAGACCAACTTCTTATGAGGTGAGTATACCTAGACCTACTAATTATCAAACTACTGGATATAGACCTCAATATTTCCAGACACAAGGTACAGGTTATAGACCACAATATTATCAAACACAGTCAACTGGTTATAGACCTCAGTATTATCAAACTCAGAACTATAGACCACCAACATATGAACAGACTATACCAAGGCCTGGTTCATATGAACAGACAATTAATAGACCTGCTAACTATGAGGTAACTATACCTAGACCAACTAATTATCAGACACCTAGACCTACAAGTTATGAGGTCACTATTAACAGACCTGCTAACTTTGAACAGACAATTAATAGACCTGCTAACTTTGAACAGACAATTAATAGACCTACAACATATGAGGTAACTATACCTAGACCAACTTCTTATGAGGTGACTATTAATAGACCTGCTAACTTTGAACAGACTATATCTAGACCTACTTCTTATGAGGTGACTTTGACTCGTCCATCAACGAGACCATCAACTAGACCAAGTACTAGACCTTCTACTCGACCTTCGACTAGACCAGTCTCTACATGGGATGGTGATTTGAACAAACCCTGGCCTTAAAACCAGACCTATATACTACTATATTATGGAGATTTTATTATGTTATTAGTTTATGACCACGACAATGTTTTACATATAACTAACGAAAAAGGACTTCGTTGGAATTATGATAAAACCGATAAACCACAATTTGGTTTTGATTACGACCACCTTTTCTTTGTCCCAGTAGATGACATGTATGAGTTTGAACTCAATGGTGAAAGTGAGCCTTTAAATCCAGAAGCATGTGCAGAGATTGAAGAATATATCAAACTTTGTGAACCACCACTTGAACTTACAATGTCGAAACAATACATTGAAGACTTACAAACAAATGTTAGAGAAAAACAAAAACAATGTATGAGTCAACTTGGATTTTTTGAATTTGAAAATGTAACTGAAATAATGATTGCAGGCAGAGAGGGTTCAAATGACCCACGAAGACAGATTGCAAGAAGATTTTTAGATTGGTATGACTTCCTTATAGGTACTACATATAGAATATGTGAAGAAATTAATTCAACATTAGATGAAGATTTAAAAGACTTTTCACATTATGCTGATACTATACCAGAAGTTCCACATGAAGAAACTTTTCAAGAAACACATTGGTCAGATGATAGGTTTGAAAAAACAGACACCCTAGACATAGTGGGTGGACAAGATGATTTAGGTGAGGATAAGAGGGCAGTTTAGTGTCAAACCATTACGAATGGTTAATGCATCCTTTACAAATCGATTATCTGCAAAAACCACAACCTATAGACAAATTACCATTTCAAAAATGTTGGGTAATAGATAATTATCTTACGCCTTCAATATGGTATAGTTGGAGAAAATGGAGAGAGTCTTCTGTAAAGTGGGGTAGAAGTAATAGAGTAATTCGTGATGGTGAAATGCAACATCTTTACTGGGGTGAATCAATATATTATAACAGAACTGAAAGAGGATGGCAACTTCAAAGACATGATAGACACTATGAATACTCTAATCAAAATAGTCCTAGATGGAACAATCAAGCAAAATGGAAAGAGAATGTTTTAAGAACTAATGATGTAGGATACAGAGTTCCTATGGTCGATTGGTTTATCCATAAATTAAGACAAGACTTTAGATTTAATTGGGATTATTTCCAGTATTGTGGATTCAATGGACAAACAATAGGACAAGATGGAACAGTACATGAAGATACAGGACTAGATGAAAGTTGTTTAACTAATTTAACATTCCTATATTATGACCAAGAAAGATGGGATGATGATTGGGGTGGTGATTTAATTATGTACAATAGTGAATATCATGACCATGCATATCATGGTATTCCAGAAGATGCTGACGATTATGAAATAGGAAGGATTCAATATAAACCAAACAGATTAGTTATTATGAATGGTGCAATAACTCATAGACATCCAGGCCCTAGTGCAGAGTATACAAAAGAAAACAAATTTCCTTTTAGAACTAGTATGGTGGTTCGTGGTGATGAAACATCTCTTTGGGATGAACAATAAATAATAGTATGAAAACAAAAACAATTTTAATTATGGGACTGCCTGGCAGTGGAAAAACTTACATCTCAAAATGTCTAC